ATGTCAATCGTGCGTGACATTTCCAGAGGCCCTATCGGGGGCGAAAACAGCCAAAAGTGTCACGCCCCTGCCCTCCACTTCGTTGGCTTCCGCCGCGAAGAATTTTGGAGCGCGGTGAAGGTGTGGGGACGACCGGACTTCGTTCACAGGAAGTGGGATCAGCGCGCCCGGCGAGAGATCGCTCCATACGACACGATCGTTTTTGCCACCGGATCTGAGGCCGATCCGGCGAGCCGATGGAACGGGCCGGACCTCGATGAACCCGCCGCGCATTGAAGACCGTATTGAGGGCGGCGAACTCGTCTACATGGGCTTCACGCCCGAGGGACGCGTGTGGTGGTTGAACGAGCCCTACGAGGAGATCAAGCCCGCGGTCATCCGGCGGATGGGGAATAGGCTGTCGAGATGGGTGATTCCCTATTCGGTTGGCCGGGCTTCTCGCAGACGTGGCGCGCGGCGTTCGAGTGATCGCCTTGACTCCCTCCATCGATGTTCTCATTCTGTTCACGGGCAAGGGGCGCAAGGATGGAAGCGACGATGACAACGAAGCCCGACCGTTATCCCCTGCCATGGACCGCCAACATGACCTCGGATGAGGACGGCCTCCTGCTCTTCGGCGTCCTCGACGCCGACGAAGGCTATGTCTGCTATTCCCCCGACGACAAGGTCTCGCGGGCTATCGTGGCGCTCCAGGAGCAGATCAAGGAAACCATGGCCACCCTCCCCCCAGCGAGCTTTGGCGAAGGCTGAGCCGGGATGTGCAACCTCTACAGCCACACCAGCAACGTCGAGGCGATCCGCGACCTCGTCGGCACGCTGCGCAACCTCGCCGGCAATCTGGCGCCGCAGACCGGGATTTTCCCCGACTATCCGGCGCCAATCGTCCGCACGGGTGCCGACGGCGATCGCGAGCTCGCCATGGCGCGCTGGGGCATGCCGTCGCCGCCGCAGTTCGGTGGCGCGCCGGTGACCAACATCCGTAACGTCGGCTCGCCGCACTGGCGGCGCTGGACCGGCCCGGCGAGCCGTTGCCTGGTGCCGTTCACCAGCTTCAGCGAGTACGCGCCGGAGCCGAACCCGGTCACCAAGCGCAAGGATGTCGTGTGGTTTGCGTTGTCGGAGGAGAGGCCGCTCGCCTTCTTCGCCGGCATCTGGACGCAGTGGAGCGGCGTGCGCGGCACGAAGGCCAATCCCGTGCCCGGCCCGCACGACCTCTATAGCTTCCTGACCTGCGAGCCGAACGCCGTCGTCGAGCCGATCCACCCGAAGGCTATGCCGGTCATCCTCACCACGGCCGAGGAGCGCGAGGTGTGGATGCGTGCACCATGGAGCGAGGCCTGCGCACTGCAGCGGCCCTTGCCCGATGACGGGCTGATGATCGTCGCGCGCGGCGCGGCGAAGGAAGACCCGCCGGCCGAGGTCGAGGCTGGCAAGCTGCTGCTGTGAGGCCGGGCATTGAGACGGCCAGTCTCCGACCGGCGCATTCGCCTACGAGCGATCGTGAATCAGAACGGCCGACCCATACAGGCTGGGTCGGCCGGTGTCTTAGTTGGATTCTGAGCAGCCGTGATCAGTGGCTGGAGCGGGAGTTGCCCTCGATCTGCTCGCGGATCGCGGCGCTCTCGTTGCTGACCGTGTTGCGGTCAACCGTCACCGCAGCGTTGCGACCTTCCACGAGGGTGTTCTGCTGGTGCCGGCCGTAGAGTGACGGATCTCGGCCATCGGCCGCCCTGGCGGACAGGACGCCGACAGCAAGGAAACCGGACAGGGCGACAACAGTCATCATCTTTGCGTTCATCGTAATTGTCCTCAACATCGCTTGTGGGGGTTCGTGGCGAATTCAATGAGCGGACAATACAGATCTGCGCATGGGCCAATAATCATCCATGCTGTCAGTCAGCCTAATCGTAAACTTATGTTTCTAATACCTTGGTTTCAGCCGGATCCGAAGCGAGCCCGGCAGTCGCCAGCCAGGCGCGCCAGCGTGCTGTCAACCCCTCCAACGCCTCGGCTTGATCCACGCCGCCGCCGCAAGGATGGGACATGCCCGCCGGGCGCTCATCGACTGGCACGGTGATGGCGCTCAGAGACCAGTACCATCGCGAGGTGTCCACGCCGTAGGTCCGCCCGATGACGCCGATGGGAACGCCCCGGCTCTCGACCCGATATCCCTCGGAAGGCCCGCCGTCGCGACAGCCAAGCGCGAGAGGCGCGGGCAATCCGCCGGCTTTCAGCGACGCCGGGTCGATCTCTCGAAGCCCGGCCGAGCCCAGCCATGTCCGCCAGCGATCGGCGAACATCGTCATCGCTTCTTCACGGCCGCCAGCGCCGCCCTGGCAGTTGCCATGGCCGTCAGAGTGCACATGCACGTTGCCGATCGACCATCCCCATAGCCGGTTGAGCGAATGATCGAGGATCCAGATGCCGCCGACCGCAAAGTGGTGGCTCGTGACCTCGTAGGCTTCGAACGTGACGTCATCGCGCCGCTTGAGCTTCAACACCATGGGATCACTCCGCCGCGTCGGGCTTTACCAGCCGGAGTGGCACCGGCTCGGTCGGCGGCATGTCGGGCGGCCGCGGGCGCCCCTCGATGTCCGGCAGATAGATCCCGCAGCGCGGCGCGTATTTCTGCGGCTTGGCATGCTCGCTGCCCGGCCGCGGAAGGGGGCAGCTCCAGGCGACGTTGTGCAGCACGGCGTCCATCGTGATGTTCGCGCCATACTTCTCCGCCAGCCGGGCCAGCCGCATTTGCCCGCGGCGGCGGCATATCGTGCAGGAGAAGCGTACCAGCACGTATGGATAGTCAATGAGGAGCACGGCATCACTTGCCGTTCACGGCATCCATGGTGGCGAAGGGGAGCCGGCGGACGTAGCCGGCCGAGATCTTCCCCCGCATCTTCAGCACCTTGCCGCCCATTTGCACCTGGCCGACCAACAGGGCACGGACGGTATCGCGGAGGTCTCCTCCGCACGCCTCAGCCGCTAGATCTACATGCGCTTCCGACACCTCGACGGTGCCTGCCGGCAGCGTTCTCATGTCCAATTTCATGGCTTCCTCCCTCGCTGATCGCGCTATGGATTCCACGAGAACGAAATGAGAACAAGTCACGTCGTGACGATTACCACCGTCGGCCGATGCCGGGTTGCGCCGGTGGTGGGGAATCGCCCATACCGCCACCATGCAGCCCTTCGAGATCGTCCGGAAGAACATCACCAAGGTCGGGACGGACTGGCAGATTGCCCCTGATCAGCCGCCCATAGACATGCGCATCTGGAGCGGCTTCCTCGCCTTCGTCCCGGGCGATCGCGCCGAGATCAAGAAGCGGGTCGATGCCGTGCGCATCAGCTTCACAGCGGACCTGCTGCCGGCCGAGGGTGGCGCCTGGGTGCATGCCGGCTTTAGCGACATCGAAAAGATCGTGAAGGCGCTGCGCTAGCGCCGCCGCCGCCGCTTCCCGTAGCGCCAGGGCTCGGCAATGTGGCCGGGCAGTATGGGATCCGGCTTCGCCAGCACGTCGCGAAGCACCAGGACGCCGGCGAGAGATGCCGCGCCGCTCAACACGGCCGGCAGTTCGTTCGGGCGCAACCGGCCTTCCAGAATGCCGAGAGCGGTTTCCTGCGCGATCAGGTAAAGCGGATCGCCGCGATGCTCCTCTGGCCACTTCTCTACAAGGAATTGAGCCGCGCCCTCGATCGTCGTCAGCGTGCGCTTGACGCCGCTGCTCTCCCATACCTCGACTGGCCGCATCGCGATCATGGCGGATTCAACGCGGCGGATCGGTCGCGGTTTCGGCACCCAAACGCAAAAAAGCCCCGCCCTCCCGAAGGAGAGCGGGGTCAGGATAGGGAGGAAACGCCCAAGGAGGGCTAAGCCCCGGCGAGCTACCGGCGTCCGCCCTCGCGTGGATGACGTATCAACATTCGCGGCTGCCAGTGGCTACTGCATCGTTGCGCGTCGTTCGTCGCGGAATCTTCGAAGGTGAAAGAGCGCACGACGCGGCCAACTCTTGATGGCCCCCAAGAGCTCCAGGTCGAGCGCTACGAGCGATCTGTAGAAATCACGCACCTCTGGCCGGCTGAAATCGGGTCGAGCGGTCGGCGGTCCCGGATTCGAGCGACGAGACTTGATGGTCAACGGAAGTCCGGACGCGCGCACGAGCTTGGCAAGTCCATCATCGAGGTTCTCGGTGAAGCCGACGAGATCAAGTTCCTGAACCATATCGTAGGCCCGATATAGATGCTGTCGATCTACCCATGCATCGCTCGTCAGATGGCCGGAGAGGTACCGAACCTGACAGTTGTCAAAAAGATACCGCGCCGCAGGTAGCGTCGACATCATCGCATTAAGCCGAACAACGTCACTTAGGTTGGTATTCAAAAGAAAATTGCAGACATCCTTCTGATCATCTGGAAATGTTTGCAGAATATCGAACTTCGCACTATGTTGCATCCACTTGAGGTAAGATATCAGCTGCTCAACCGGATCTCTCAGAAACGTAAATACAAACCAGTTACTTCGGTCCAGAAGGCCCAGGGCTTGCGGCACAGACAGGTGGCCTGACACGAACCTTTCCGGGATGTCAGCAGACAAGTCCGCCATCAGGGCCGGCACACCTTCAATATGGATGCGCGACGCCACTTGCTCCGAGAGGACATCATTCACCGTCGTGCCGGCTGTTTTGGGTATGTGAACCAGAAACAATCTCTTAGACAAATCCCTACCCCGTCATGCCGAAACGCGCATTCAACAAGAGAGCCAAAATCCCGCCGCTTGCCCGCGGACCCCTCCCAGTTGACGCATTAACACCCGCTATGCGCAACCTAATGCGCGGCATTGGCTTAATGGCCGATTTAGGGGCTCCCTGTGAGTAATGCTCATTGACCTCTAGCGGCCCACCATGCTGTGCTCCGTCAGACATTGACGCTGACTGGATTTGTAATGCTCCGCTGGCTCAAGCGACAGAAAGCACGAAACGTCACCCCGCTCGCCGATGCGCCAGCTCAACCCCAAAAGCCCGCCGAGGTCGAGGCAGTTGAGCCCGATATCATCGAAACAGCTGTAGCTGCCAGCAGTGCGCCAGCTCTACACGGCCCCCGTGAGTTTGCCGCGGAGGCAGCCGCTTATCGACAGAAGCTCACCGCAGCGAAGACGTTCGACGAACTGCGGGAGTTATGGCGCACCAGCGTATTTCCATATCGGATGAACGAGCAGGATCCCTTCTCGGCTTCATATCGCGCTGAGGTCCTTGCTCTCTATGAGATGCTTGTGCAGTCCGATTACAATGTCCAGAACGAGCTGACATCCACCCATCTGAAGGCCGAAGATTTTGCCGTTGGCTATCCTTGGACCTCGAAGAATCTCGGCGTCGTCGCTTCCGAGCTCGGGAAAGCGCTTCAGGGATTCCGCGTCATTGCCGAACATTGCCCTGGCGCGACAAGCGTTATCGAGTTTGGCGCAGGTTGGGGCAACTCGGCTATCCCCCTCGCGCGGGCGGGACTCGACGTCACCGCCGTCGACATCGACCTCGCTTTTCTTCAGCGGATTGAGCGGGAAGCGGCGGCCCTGTCGGTGGGGATCAAAACGGTAAACGCCGAATTCCTCGAAGCCGCGCGCAATGTCGATCGCCGATATGACGTTGCCCTTTTCTCATCTAGTTTCCATCACTGCCTGGAGTTTCAAGAGCTCCTCCGGCTGATCCATAAGCACGTTCTGACGGACAATGGCTGCATCTGCTTCTTCGCAGAGCCCGTCTCGAACGGCTTCACCTTCCCGTGGGGCTTGCGTTACGACGGCGAGGCAGTGTGGGCCATAACGTGCAACAAGTGGCTCGAGCTCGGGTTCTCCGAAGACTTCTTCAGGGAAATCCTTGATAGGACCGGGTTTTCCGTCCAGCCGGTTCCCGACAGCTCGGGATATCTTGGCCTCGGATGGGTTGCGCGCAAGATCTGATGCGGTTGGAGGTCAGACTGCGCGGCACAGAATGATGTAGTGCAGCCCCGGATATCCAAGCTCCGGCCTGTCTGTGACCGTTGGCCAGAAATAGCCGATCGGCATGTGAGCTTGCGACAGCACCGTAGGCTCGAAACCGGCCTCTCCCAGTTGGTGGAGCAGTGCATCCTGGCCGAACATCCGCATTTCCAGCACAGTGCCTGGCCCGCCGTGGAAGATAATATTCTGGTCGTAGACGTCGTAGCTGCCGTCCGCCTTTCGGCTCACCACCAGCCATTGACCATCCATCTGACACAAAGCGAAATTCACCATGCCGGGAAAGTGTTCGGTTGTTTCCGGAGCCGATGTGAACGGCACTGAGAAAACCAAGACGCCGCCCATTTTCAGCATTCGACGCAGATTGCGAAAACCGAGATCGAGCGGCTGCAATACGTGCTCAAACACCTCCGTACAAATGATGAAATCGAGATTCTGGTAATTTTTCCAATCATCACTCAACACATCAAGGCGTGGCTCTTGATGAAAGAACGTATTGGTAAAATCGAACTTTTGAGCCAGGACGCTAGCATAGCCATCCCACTCGCTCATGCCGAGCCCCCGCACGAATCGATCGGTGGGGAATTCCTTTAGCGGCAACGATTGTTCCATGAGGCCCAGGCTCAGCGCATGGACTATCCCCCGGAAGCGCGGTGTCGATCCACACTGCCGACAGTTGGGAAACTCACGGTGAAACTCTCCGGCGCGCTGTAAATTGTCGGCGCCACAGATGTTGCACGCAAACGAGATCGTTGTTTCGGGATCGATGCTCAGTTCCAATTTATACTTGCCCTATCTCTGAACATGTACAACGCCGCCCCCTCTCAGTTCGACAGGATTATGGGCTTCGTCAACTCGCCGATCCCGCCTCGGCCGCAGCCGGCGTCCTCATGAGCAGATCTTCCGCAAAGGCCGTCCACCGTTGACGGAATGCTGCATAAGAGAAGTGCTGCGCCCTGTCATAAGTGCGTCCCCGGAGCCGATCGAGCTCCGCAGCGTCCGCATTCAGGAGCGCTTCCGTCAACGACACCAACTGATCTCTGTCCCCATAGTGGAAACCGGAAACTCCGTCCTCGACGATCGACGCGGGCCCTCCATTATTCACAACGACCGGGACCACCCGTGCCGACATCGCCTCGACGACGCTGATGCCAAAATGCTCGCATTGGTCGGGCCGCTCAGCAGGATCGACGCCGAACCCCGCCCCGTGCCAGTAGACCGAGCAGCTGGCCAGCAAGTCTTCGACCTCTTCGGGCGCCGCATCGACATGGAATTGCACCGGTAGGCCTTCCGCCCGCTTCAGGCAATCCTCAAGATAAGCCCGATGCTCGGGCTCCGGCGGCAGGGAGCCGACAAGATGCAGGTCAACGTTATTGCCTCGGGACACCAAATCACCGACGGCCTCGATCATCATGTCCTGCCGCTTGCAGTGTCCTCCCGTGAAGAAGCGGCCTATCGCCAGGATTCCCGCCCGCTCTCCGTCCGACGCGGCGCTTACAAGCCCGACGGAGGGATAAAGGACCTCGACCGTCGTCCGTTCGAACGCTGTGCCTGTAAGCTGCTCGCGAATGAATGCCTCGACGAATTCCGAATAGCACACGATCGCGTCGTATCGAGCTAACCACGGCAGCCGCCGCTCAAGCTCCTCGGGGGCCGATTTGAACGGAACCTGGCAGCAGTAAATGTTGCGAACCCCGAGCCCAGGCGAACTGGGGCAAATCTCGTTGCCGAGAGCGAAGAACACGTCGTATGGCTCGGCGTTGACCGCCTCGGCGTAGGTTACGATGTCCAGGCTTGGCAGCTCCAGACTGAGGCTCTTGAGGACCGACGATATCCGGATGCGCGAAAACCGCTCGGGCACAATCAGTGTCGGCGCGAACCCAAGACGCGAAAACACCTCTATAACGCCCAGCAGATAGCGCTCCCCACCACCGGGATTGATATTGTAGGGTGTATAGAAGCCCGCTCGTCTGCCATTCGGCGGATTCGCCGGAACGGTTCGCCCTGTGAAATGCCGCCCATCGTGGCGACCATTTTCGAGAAACGAAGCCCAGCGCTTCACAAATTTGCGGCGATTTAGATCAACGATCGTGGAAAGTTGAAGTCCGTTCGACGGGTCCGACGTCGTAGCGCTCTCGTAATGTATAACCGTAGATTGCGGGACAAAATATACGCTTTTTCCGAGAGTCGCAATCTTCAGACACAGATCGCAGTCCTCGTAGTAAGCCGGCTCATACCGAAAATCGAAACCCAAGACACTCTCGAAATCATCCTTCCTCATCAGCACTGCCGCGGCTGAAACGTAATCAACTTCTCGCATTTTATTAAATCGAGGCTGATCGGGGGCCTGAAATTTGCCGATCTGGACTGAATTTCCATCCTGATCCAGCAAGGCACCAGCCTCTTGCAGTTGACCATCGGGATAGACAAACTTTGGACCGCAACAACCGGCATTCGGCTCCGTGCGAATCGTGTGGATCAGAGGCTCAAGCCACCACTTCGTGACCACTACATCGTTGTTCAGGAACAGAAGATACTTTCCCTTGGCCGCCTCTGCTCCGATATTGTTGCCTTCGCCAAAGAACCTATTCACCTCCAAGCGAATGAGTTTATGCGGCCCCTTGTAGCGTGCGAGCGAAAGATACTCCTCTCTCCGGCTCCCATTATCGACTACGATAACCTCGTACGTCGCACCGCTTGTATTTTCCCATATACTCTTCAGACATTCGATGGTCATGTCTGGCTTATTGAGATTAAGTATAATAATCGATACTTCAGGATCAACAGAATTGTAATAGTACAATCCAGAGCCGGATGAGACATTGGATACTGCGAGCAATTTAGAGCCCCCCCCGAGAACACGCGACGCCCAAAGGATCAAAACTGCACAGACTCGGGCAGATTCTGATAGCCTGAACTTAACATCCACTGCCGGAACCGACGCCGAGGCATCCCATTCTTGTTGATGACTAGAAAGCGCGAGAAGCTCCGCGGGCGACCTGATCGAGAAAAAAGCAGCAATCTCAGGGGCTTGTGCGGCTTTCCATTCCGCCGAAAGAGCAATTTTCCTATGACGCCCCGCTGTCCATAAGTCATCACCTGCGGCATCACAGTGCTACATTCGTCGGCGATCCTGGCTTCCTCAGCCGCCACCAGAACCGACAGTCGCGCCGTAGCTTCGTTAAGCTGCTGAGACACATACCGCAGATGGGTGGCAAGGCGGAGTTCCGCTTGATACGACGCGATCTCGAGCCTGCGAATCTCAAGCCGGTGACGCTCCATTAACTCGATGTTCTCAGCGCGGAGCGCCTCAATAATCTCGGCCTGAGCTCTACTGAAGCCGGCATCATCGGTTGCGCTACTGGCCAAAAGCTCAAGCTTTGTCATTGCTGAAACATCTACTCCGAGATCTTAGCGATTCGACAGATTGCGGCTGCGGGGTCGACTGCAATCTCTTTCCCATCGAAAAAACTTACATTAACTAGACACGATGGTGTAGAGATAGAATTTCTACAATCTTTAGGTCGCACTTTAATCGAGTTTAAGCGCATTTGGAAGCGTTTGGTATGCTTCGCTGGTCAACCACCGCTGGAACGGGCGACGGGGCTGCCCCTTGTCGTCGAGAACGATACTTTTCGACAGCATCCTGCATCTGCCGTCAGTGTGAAAGAGTAGCCGCTGAACGAGGCGATGAGGACGCCCATCCCACCTGAAAAGACAACGCTCCACCCAGCCCTTTTGTCGCAGATAGGACTGCAACCCATCCAATTGCTCTGCCATCCGGCGCGCGATCTGGAGTTGCCCGGACAGCTCTTCACTCGCCTGATGCGCGGCAAAGAGCTGACTCTCTAGTTCGCTCTTCTGCTGGCGCTCGGCATCGAGCACAGCTTCGAGCTCGCTCAGACGGTCGGCGCGTTGGCGTTCAAGCTCCAACCTGTCTTCCAGCTCCGCGGCACGTCGGCGTTCAAGCTCTGCCCTTTGCTGTAGCTCCGCGGCCGACAACAATGCGCTCTGCATGTCGACCGTCATAAATTCATCGAACACATTGGGAGGATATTTGAACCGAGATACTAAGTTGTCTCGTTCGTTGGCAACGTAAAAACGATTCAATCCATCCATATAGACAAACTTGTACCCAGCATCTAGGATGAATATTTCCCATTCTGCGTGGCTTTCGACCTGGACCATGGGCTCCATCGCCTCGATCACAACGACCCAAGGTCGAAAGCGTGTCCAGTCTCCGCCGCGCAGCACCGCGTCTTCTAAACCTTCTACATCGATCTTCAGAAAATGAATGTCTTGTCCGGGAGGCACATAGTCGCTGCATATCGATTCCAGCGTGGCCATGGGCACAAGGACGCCGCTGGACTGGAAGCCTTTTGCCAGATGCTCTTCAGCGATGGAGTCAACGACGGTTGAGAGGCCTTCGTTGCTCATGATGTTGATTGTGACGACGCCTGGCGCGTCGCCGATTGCGACCCCCAGGTTGCGGTCGCGCACCCGGTGCTGGTTGAGCTGGCTCAGTAGAGCTGGATTTGGCTCAATATTTATGCCGCTCCAGCCTCGATCGTAGAAAGCCTTCGTCACACTATGAAACTGTGGCCAGGCGGCCCCGATGTCGATGTAGAACCCAAGCTCAACATCTTTTAGAGCTCGCCAGAGCATCACGTCTTCTCTATTCTGGGCGAAAGAGACGAACATTTGCGCTCGGGCTCCTCAGCTATTCAGGCGCGGTCGGGCATCGTACAGATATCGGCTGGAGACGAGAAGCTGTCGAATCCGCCTTTCCCGTGGATGGCGATACGCAGGGGATTCACCCGTCACGCCTCGATAGATTGGAGTGCTCAGCAGGCCGTGTCACTGCTTGAGCACATGGACCTTGATTCCAGCCCAGATGACGAAGAGGAGGCCACCGGTCATGATGGCGAGCACGGTGTATCCGACCTTCGCCGCCACGCCGTCGGCCGCCAACCGCAGCCGCCGCAGGAAGCGGAAATCATCGCGCGCCGCCTCTCGCTGCTTCGCATCCTCGATGTAGAGCCCGGCATCCTCGAGCCCGCGCTGAACCGCGCGCTCCATCATCTCGCGGAGCTCTTCCTTCGAAATCGACAGGACGACGCTCTCGTTCAGTTCATTCCGCATCGGCCTGCCCCGCTACCTCGGCGCGCACGCCGGCGTACCACTCCTGTCCCTGCTCCAGCCGCCCGTTGGCGAGCGCTAGGGCGGTATAGGTCCGCGCCAGCGCCACCCGGGCGTCCATGCCGACCTTCAACGTCGGCACAGGGACCGGAACCAACCAGACCGGCGCCTGCGGCAGCGTGAGCGGCGTCGGCTTAGGGACCGCCCCGCACGCCGCGCAAATCGTCGGGAGTAAGATCGCAGCGGCGATCCGGGCGCTTCGCGAGCTCGGCTTCATAGTCGTCGATCCTATTCTGGTTGGCCTGCAGGGTCTCGTCGAGGATCTCGGCGCGCCGCGTCGCGTCGGCATAGGCGCGGTTGGCGATGTCGCGCTCGAGACGAGCAAACTCCTTATCGCGCAGCGCACTCTCCAGCTGCCGCCGCAGATCCGCCGCCTCGCACACTGACTGCGCCGAGCCGATGCCGGCGAGGTAGCAGGCGGCGCCGAGGCAGAGGATGCCGCCGGCAGCGGCTAGGCGCGGCAGCCTGACGAGCGGCAGCAACGAGTAGCCGAGCAGCCCGACGCCGAGCAGCGCCATGCCGCCGGCGCCGAAGGTCGGTGCCCATGACGGCAGGAAGGACAGGAGGGCCGCGATCATCCCGGGGCGCTCCCAGGTTCGGTAGGTGCGGAGTCGGTCACAACCACCGCTGCGCCAGCCTCCGCCGCCGCCACTGCCGGGGAGGCCGACGAGGATGGCGGCGCGTAAGGGAGGCCGCTGCGCGTCGCCCAGATCGCGGCGATGTCCTGCGCCGTCGCCAGCCCGGAATAGCCGAGGATGAGCAAGGCGATCAGCATCATGTAGCCGAACGCCATGGTGTCGTTGACGCGCGTGTCGGGCGCGTCGCGCAGAAGGTGGAGCTGCCAGCAGCAGAACAGGATCACGGGGAAGATCGCCAGTCGCCGCCACTGCCAACTCGGCTCGCCGGGCTGCTTCTTCATCTCAGGCCTCGTTCTGCGAGAGCGAGCCGGAGAGCGAGCGGCGCGGCAGCGGGGCGACGGGGGCGAGGAAGGTCGACGGCCAGCGCAGGCCACCTGGCCGGAGCCGGTTCTTGGCGAGGCGGGTGATCGTCACCGCATCGGACTGGTTGCCGCCGAGCACGTGGAACGCTTCGGCGTCCTGGCCGACGAGGAAGCCGACATGACCCTGCCAGCCGCTCGGCGAGCCACGCCAGAACACGGCGACGCAGCCGAGCATCGGATCCTTCAGCGGCTTGCCGAACTTCAGCCAGTTGATCGAGCCCCACGGGTTCGCCGGCACCGGCTCGTTCGGCAGCGTCGCGGCGATGCACCAGCCCGTGAAGGTGCCGCACCAGGCGTCCTCATCGTTGCGGAACGGTGCCGACAGGCGGTCGAGCCACTTGATGATGGTCGGGTTGTGCTGCGGCCCCTTAACCTCGCGGACCCCGAGATTGCGCCGTGCCTCCTCCAGCCAGGGGAGGATCGGTTCGGTGCCGGCGACCACGGGCGCCGCAGCGGCTACGGCCGGAATGGCGCCGAGGGCGGCGAGCGTCTTGGGGCCGACCTGCCCGTCGACGGTAAGGCCGCGCGCGCCCTGAAACGCGCGCACCGCCTGATCGGTGCGCCGGCCCCAGACGCCGTCGGCACCGGAGGGGCCGAGGTCGTAGCCAAGCGCCATCAGGCGCCGCTGAAGCTCAACGGTGTCCATGCTAGTCTCCAGAATGTCGGGGGGATCAGGCGATGCGGTTCAGCGCCGAGTGGTGGACGGGCTTCGGCCTCGTCTTCGCGGCCATCGGCACGATCACGGTCATGTTCTGCTGGTGGATGGATCGGCGCATCGCGCGGTTCGAAGCCGAGGACGCCGAGGATCGCGATCGCGCCGGGTTAGATGCGAGCATTAGGAGCGGCGAAGACGGGCTCGACGCGGAGATCGACCAGATCCTCCGCGGCGCACCTGAAATGAAAAAGCCGCCCGAAGGCGGCTGATGCGGGCGGCTAGACGCAGATTTCTGAACGCGGTAGCAAATGCTGGTTAGACCTTGCGGGGAGGGCGCCGTGACTATCCGCTTCTTTCATTCATTCGAACATCCGGCTCCCATACAGGGAACCCGCCCCATTGATGAGCAAAAGCATTACGCTGACATAATATTCCGATATCCAGTCTCGGGAAAAACCGTTCTAGATATTGGTGCCTGGGATGGCTATTTCTCGTTTGAAGCAGAGCGGCGCGGCGCGTCTCGAGTGCTGGCGACCGACCATTTTTGCTGGTCCGGCCCCGGATGGGGCACGAAGGATGGGTTCAATTACATTCATCAGGCGCTGAAATCAAAAGTTGAAAGCGTCGATGTTGACGTAGTTGACCTAGACAACAAGAAGCTAGGGACGTTCGACTTCGTAATGATGCTTGGTGTCCTCTATCATTTGAAGGACCCGTTCGGAGGCCTTGAAAAGGTCGCGGCGATGACGTCAGATTGCCTCGTCATTGAGACACTCTCAGATATGAACGACGTAAACGAACCGGTAGCTCGATATTATTTATTTGATGAATTTGGTGGAGACCCAACGAATTATTGGGGACCGAACATCCTGTGCCTGGAAAGTATGTTGCGAGAGCTAGGATTTACCCGCTTCGAGCATGAATGCTATCCGCAACTTGCGAAGAATTGTCGTGTTATCATGCACGCTTGGAAATAGGCTCGCACCCAATAGGCCGGCTGAGTTTGCCGGCACCACAACTGGCGCATAGCAGGCCCTACGCAGGCAGCCCTATTCGGGCCAGGAGAAGGGGCAGGCCGCCGTCACCTCGGCGAGGAAATCCTCTATGGGCGGAGCGGTACGCGCCCCGGTTTGGACTTCGGCAAGAGCGGCCAGCGCATAGGTCCACACCGCCGAGCGATGTGCCTTCAGCGCCGCCGCCTCGGCGGCATAGCCCGGGTTCGGATCGTCGAGATAGGTGACGGCCGCGAGCATGCCGTCATACTGGCGCTCCTGCGCCTTGGCATCGAGCATGCCCTGGATGGCGGACGAGTACATGGCAAGGAGCTGCTGCTGCTGCTCGGCCGCCTTCTGGTCGGCGGTGATGTAGTCGGCCGGGGTGAGCGTCCGCATCACGGGGTCTCCTCATCGGCAGGAGACACGGTCTCCACGTCGGGAAAAAGCACGGACGGCTCGTCGAAGGGCAACATCACCTCCCCGTCAGCCGGATCGAGGATCGGCGCCGGAAAGGCGACCTCGTGGGACGGCTCCGGCCCGTGCGGCAGGATCAGCGTCAGTTCCAGATCCCCGGCGACACGACTGATTTCGCCGACGATCCAGTCGGACAGCACCGCCCCGTTGGGAACGGTCGCCCCGTCGGGCAGCCCGGCGAAATCGATCGCCTCGCCATTGATGGTGAGCACGTCGCCCTCCTTGCTGAGGGCGAGCGTGGCGTCACGGTACTGCGGGGAGAGGTTGATCTTCATCAGAACCACCTGCCGATAGCGATGTAGTGGAACGTTGGGTCAGTGCCTGTAGTATCACGGCTGACGCTGCTAACGTTGGTGAAACTCGCGCCACCGATGCTTGCAGCTGTTACTGTTTGAATTGACGAGATAATGTAGGGCGCCCATCCCCCGTCATATGAACTAGTGACAACTGGCGGCGCCGAGAATGCCACTGGGAATACGTAAGATCCGAGGGCGACGGTAGCGCCCGCCGCGATCACTCCGGGTGCCCGGAGATGCCGACGCCAGCAGATCTGCGTTCCATCGGCGAACCTGACGTACTCGCCGTTGCCGTTGCTGCCGCGCTCGACGATCGCCCCGGTCGGCACTCCGCCCGCTTGCGACACGGCGCCGATGATACTGGCCGCATGGTAGATCTTATAGGCGACGGCTCCGTAGGACCCACCGCCGACCTTCCACTGATTGTCGGTGTCCAGCCCCAAGTAGGCCGCGAAGCCGGCGGGACGGTGGAACAGCTGCGCGGCAGCTCCAGTGCCGTTGCCGCGTACCTCGATCTCGCCGAGATTGCCGGCGGCATTGGCGATACCGTTGTTACCCTGCCCTCCACCTGCAGCAACCAGCCGCCCGCCCATGGTGTCGCCGGCCTTGTTGACCGGCGTGTAGCCCAACGCGGCTTGAGCCCCTAGCGTCGTCCTGGCCGTTGCTGCGTCAGCGTCGTCCATAAGCGTTTGGATGAACGCCGACGGAGCCACATAGGGCAGCCACGCCGTACCGTTCCAGATCGACACGGTGCCCGTCGCGACGCTCACCACCGTCGTGCCGCGAGCCGGTGCGGTGAACAGCCACCCCGATACGGTCCGCTGCGCCAGACTATTCGCCTGCCCGACCCAAGCGCCCGTAGGCACGGTGCCGACGACGTACATGTCCCCGGTGACGGGGGAGCCGGGCGGCGTGTTGCTGCCGAGCGACTGGACCTCGTAGTTCGGCCGGGCCGCCTTGATGATGCCGGCCTGGGCGATCAGCGCCCGCACCTGCTCCGCGAGATAGCCGGAGGTGAAGCGCGACGGGGCATCGAAGCGCACCAAATAGCTTGCACCGGCCTGATTGGCGCCGGACCATGCCGTGGCGAGTTCGAAATGCGTGGCGTCGGTCACCGAGCCGATCGTCACCCGCTGCCCGGCAAGCTCCAGCGTGTCGCCCGCCAGCAGGCCGCTCCAGAGCACGCCCGTGCCGGTGACGGTCGTAGCGCCATTGGCCACCGAAACGGTGCCGGTGTTGTAGAAGCTGAGCATGTTGTCCTCGGATCAGCCGAAGTCGGAAATGTTCATGGCCGCCACCCAGCCGAACGGGGCGGCCGTCCAGCCGGAAGCCTTTTCCCAGAGGTATTGGGTGCGGCTCGTGATCGTGGCGCGGAAGATGTTCTGATAGGCGCCGCCACCGGTCGCGACGATGTCCTGCGACTGCACCTTGCCGCAGCCGCACCACCAGCCCGAAGTGCCGTCGGCCACCAGAATGAAGCCGAAGGGCGTTCCGGCGCCAACGGGCGGAACGCCGGCCGCCGGCAGGTTGTACCAGTTGGTGTTCTGCGCCGTAGTGATCGCCCCGAAATCAGGGAAATAAGGGGTGATCCGGTCGGAGCGAAAGAGGAAGTCTTGCGCGCCGGCGTTGTAGTAACTGACGTCCTTCTTGGTGACGTAAATCCCGCCGCCGGGCTCGATATGAATGCGGCAGCGGACCGTCGTGGTGTCCGGCCCCGGAACATAGGCAGGGTCGCTGGCCACTACGGCGTAGCGGATCGGGGTCGGGTCGCTCGGCATGCCGGCGAGCAGGATCTGCGTCGGGCTCAACCAGAATATGCTCACGAGCTCCTGGTTGCCGCCGTCGGCCGAATAGGCGATGACCGGCGGATAGTGCGGGTACGCCTTGCTCAACGTCGCTATGGCGTACCGCCGAGGGCTGGAGCCTCCGTAGGTGAGCGGGAATGGGTCGCCGTCGACCCGATCAGAGCTCCAGTTCGCGCCGCCCCCGCCGTAGAGGTTGCACGTGACGGTGCCGGTCTCCTCGATCTGGAAGTGGTTGTTCCGCGTCGACAACATCATGTCGTCGAGGCTGCAGGTCAGGTGGTTGAAGCCGGGCCGCGAGACGAAGATGCCTCGCCCATAGAGGGGATGAAGACCGATCCGGCCCCCGTTGCCACCCGCCCCTTCCAATGCGGTCGGGTTCGTCCCGAAGACGAAGTAGGCGTACTCCATGCCCGCCCGGCTCGGCGAGAAACATATCTCGTCGTTCTCCAGCGTCACGGCACAGGTGCCGTAGCCGCGGGCGTAGTTCGTCGCGATGCCCGCGCCCGACACTGGCGTCCCAGCGAGATAACGCGTCAGCGTGCCGCCGCCATTCCGCTGCCACGCCAGCGTCGGCCGGGTCGGCCCGTTCGCTCCGGCAAGCGCCAGGCGACGCACGTTGCGCGTGCCGGCTATGCCGCCGAAGGTCGCGGGATAGCTGATGTTCTTGGTCGGAAGGGCGCCGGCCGCCGCCACGCCGCTGGTGAGCAGCCGCAAGACGTTCCGGCGCCCGCTGTCGAAGGTGACCACGCGCGGGTCGAGCGCCATGTTCTTCGGATCATGTGGCGCAAGACAGGTCCGAAGGCGAAACAAACCTTCCGCGGTGACGAACGTATGATTGCTGTTCGCCACTGGTCAGCTCCACCAGTCGAAGTATTCAGCGCTTAGATTGAAGTCGATCTTTCCATTTGGTGACAAGATGCGGCCGGCAGTGACAGTGCCTATGTTTGCGACAATTGACGAAAGCGTACCGATGTTCATTTTCGGCGCCGTGATTGACCCGTCGACGATAAGGTCGCCTTGGATGAAGATGCCGGAGGCATTCGACACGAAGGGCGAGACGCGGATCCCGTTCACGCGGCGCGTCAGCACGAACAGATCGGCCTCGGCCTCGAAGGTCGAATAGGTGCCGCCGGCATTGCTGTAGGCCGCGATCATCATCGCCGCGCGCGTCGTGTAGACGCCATCGGTCACCTGCGCCGCAGCCTCGTAGGCGGCCAGCGCCCCGGCCGGCAGCGAGACCGCGGCGACCGTGCGGAAGGTCACATTGGCGTCGAGATTTTCGAGCTCGGCCTGCAGCTGCACGACCTGAGACGCGATACCGGCGACGTCGTCGGCGACGACGGTGATCTTCTCCGTATAGGAGGCGGTTACCCGCTCGGCGGAGGCGGTCAGCTGAAAGCCCCATTCCTCCTTGTCGAGCCAGTTCTGGGCGTCCTGCTCGGCGAGAAGTTCCGCCATCCGCTCATTGGCGAGATTGGTCGCGGCCAGGGCCTCGCCGATCTGCCGCTCGACATAGTCCCGCACACCCTTCTCAAAATTCTCCAGCGAGACCTGCACATTGTCGGCGCGCGTCGTCGGCTGCGCCAGATCGACATAGGCCCACGGTCCCTGCTTGCCGGCGGCGTTCACCGCGGCGACGCCGAGCCGCAACGCCAGCGGCTCCACCTGCTCCGAGAGCTTCGGCATCCGCACGTCCGGCAGCGGCGTCCAGCTCTCGCCCTCGTCATAGGAAACGCGGGCGACGTAGAAGACCGCACCCGGCACCGGCCCCCACTCGGCCACGATGCGGCAGGGCACCTCATTGGCGATGAAGCGCGCGCTCAGCAGCAGGGGCTGCGGAAAGGTCGGGTTGCGCGGCGTGTTGGCTTCCGGCAGCGGCGGCGGCTCGGTCAGATCCTCGTCATGCACGCGGGCATCGTCGACGAAGAGTTCAAGCGACACCCGGTCGCCGGCCGGCGCCGCCCGCGTGACGATGCAGCGGCGCTGCCAGGTCGTGCCGAGACCGATGGCGAAGCTCGGAAGCTCGGCGCCCTCGGGGCGCTCCAGCGCGGCGTTCAACGTGCCCTGCGCCGCCTCCACAATGGCGAGGTCGGCGCCGTCGAGGATGGCGATGCCGTCATTGGCGCCGCGCGCGCACTTGATCGGGCCGAAGGGGCGGCCGCGTTTGTCGCGGATCAGGATGTAATGCTGGCCGGCCACCCACGCCGGCGCCTCGTGCAGGTAGAGCGCATTGCCGACGCGGCGCGTCACCTTGCCGGAGGCGCCCCATTGCTGCGGCAGGTCAGATTGCAGCAGCACCGGCGCGCCGAGATAGAGCAGCCGCCCGTCATGCTCGGTCGTCAGCCGCACATTGATGCGGCGATAGAGGTTCTGCCGCAGCAGGAACTCGACCTCGCGCTGCGCCTGCGCCCGCTTCACGATGGGCAGCTGCAGCCTTGTCGCGCGGGCGATCTGTTCCTCGGTCGCCGTGCGCGGCGCCACGGCCTCCGCCAGCTGCCAGGTGCTCTCGTCGAGATATTCGAGCACGGCGCACTGCGCTTCGTCCGTCGGGCGCAGCAGGTACTCAATCTCCAGCGAGCCGCGCACGATCTCCTGGTCGGTGATGAGCATGCGCGGCACGCTCGACCACTGCTCGCGCACCAACGACAGCGTGCCGGCCATCCACACATGCTTGGCGCGGCAGGCCGAGAGCGCGGTATCAACAGCCTGCGGCACCGGCACCGTGGCGGCGAAGTCATGGTCGAAGGTGTCGCCGCGGGCCGCGCAGGTGGCGGCGAGATCGACGAAAGCCTGAAAGTCCAGCCGCGACAGCGGCAGGCTGCCGCCATAGGACGTGTTGGTGACGATATCGAGCGCCGCCCAGGCCGGCGAGCGCGTGGGCTGCTCCACCCATGCCGAACCCGTCCACACCGGGAGGATGCGCGTCGCCACCTCGGAAAGGCGGGACAGCGCGTCACCAGAGAACTGGTCGGTGGCCTTGGCGCGGATGGCGATGGTCGAGACCGGGAAGCTCTGCGGCCCGGTCAGGAAGGCGCGCATCTCCGCCCAATTGATCTGGTCGACGATGTTGGTGTCGGTCGCCCGTTCCGTCGTGCGTCGCACGCGCACCTTGTAGCGCCCCGCAGGCACCTCGGCGGCGAGGCTGAAGCGCAGCGGCGACTTCGAACACAACGGCACGTTCGGGAACGGCCCGACCGAGGTCCAATCCCCGATCTCGTTGCCGGCAGCGTCGACCGGCCGGTACTGCATCATCACCGGCACGAAATGCGGGGTGAGCACGCCAGAGTCATTCTGCAGGCCGCAGCCGTTCGGCATGGACAGGTCGACCACCAGGCGCGTCGCCTGCGTGCCGGCGGCGTTGGCGATGAAGCCGCCGGTCCACGCGGGGAAGTCGAGTTCCTGCCCGCTCACCTCGGCGGAGGATTCGACGTTCACCGGGAACAGCGTCACCTGCTGGCCGGGATTGTAGAAGGCGATCTGCACGCCGCTGAATTGCGGGTTCACGCCGGTGCCGCTGGTCCACAGCGGCGTGTCCTCGATCAGGATCTGTTCGGGCTGGAGCCGGTCCTCGCCGCGCGACAGCAGCACATGAATGTACTGGTCGTTACCCTCATAGCTCGACCATTCCGGCGCCGCCTTGTCGAGCACGCGCTTGCGCCGCCCATAGCAGGACGGAATCGGCTCCAGCGGGCGGGCGAGGTTGAGGCCGGTTCCCCAGCTATAGATCGGATCAGGCTCGGCCTGGCTGCCGCCGGGCTTCACCGCCATCAGCGTGTTGATGAGGAAGCCGCCGCCGACCATGATGGCGCCGGCGGCGGCCTTGGCCGCCACCGTCCCGGCGCCGAACAGTGCACCGCCCGCCCAGGGGGCGAAGGCCGACAGGGCGATGACGCCGACGAGCCCGGCGATGGAGTTCTGCGTCAGGCCGCCGCCGCGCGGTCGGGACAGGAACTCGACCGCGGAACCCTTGCGGATGCGGCGGGAATTCCAGTTCGCCCGCAGCACCGGCTCGCCGTCGACCAGGCAGATCGTCGGCAGGGTGGTGGTGTTCCAGCCGGTGCGGCGCAGGAAGCTGGTGATCGTCTCATTGCGGCGCGGCAGGGCGCGCGCGAGTTCGATCCCCGGCAGCGGGAGATTTTTGCTTAGTTAATTCAACTCACTAGGCGCCATGATCGCGCTATGGTCGCGCCTGCCGCCGCGTGCTGACGGCCGCGTCGTCTCCCATTCGGGCAGAATGCCGCCCGAAATAGTGTTCATGGCGGACTCTACGGCGTTGTCTTCCGGGAACAGGTGCCCGTAGACATCCAGCGTGGTGGACACCTTGCTGTGGCCGACGAACGGCGCCACCTGATGGCCGTTCAAACCCTTCGCAATCAACAGGCTCACGGCCGCATGGCGTAGGGCATGGAAGTGGAACTTCGGCCGGCCGTACCGCTGTCCTTCCGGTGCGGGGTGCGCAAGGCCAGCCTTCTTCATCAGAGGACGCCAGACGCCGATGTCGAAGCCGGAGCGCATGTTCTTGCCGCCGCACGACATGAACAGGAAGCCCTCGTCAGGCCCGCCGAGATGGTCGCGGAGCTCGGCCAGCGCGGCGCGGACGATCGGCACCATCGGCACGTCCCTGACGCTGGCGTGGGTCTTTGGCTGTTTCAACCCGTTCACCTCGGAATAGGAGTGCCTCACCCTTATCCGGCCCGCGGCGAAGTCGACGAACTCCCATTGCAGCCCGCAGATTTCCCCCAGGCGCATGCCGCAGAACAGGGCGAGCACGACGAACAGCCGCCGCTGCATGAAGGTTGTCACCTTCTCACCGCTGTCACGGCGACTTAGGGCCGTGAGCAGCGCGGCGAGGTCGGCCCGGCTAGGGATGGCTATCTTCTGCGGGGCGCTCGGCACGCGCACCTCTCCGTCGCGGACGACGTTCTGCTTTGCATAGCCCTTCTTCACGGCGAACTTCACGACGAGGCTCATCGCCGTGCGGAACTGCTGCAATGAGCCATAGGCGTAGGCCTTCGAGCGGCTCGTCAGAAAGGCCTGTAGTTCTTCGGCGTGCAGCTCAGTCATGAGCCGGTGGCCGAATGCAGGCAGGAGGTGATTGTCGAGCACGCCCTGATAGTTCTTGATGAATGAGCGCGTCGGCGAGCCCAGGTTCTTGTTCCTCACCTCGCAATCGCGCATCCACTCCTCGCTCACCTTGGCGAAGGTGAGGGTTTGTGAAGGGGCGACGTGGACCCCCTTCTCGATCTCCGTCTCGACATGCGTCCGGTAGCGATCGGCATCCTTCTTTTTCTTGAAGTTCTTCTGCCGCCGCTTGCCGGCCTGATCGGTGTAGCGCACTACCCAACGTTCGATGGTCTCGCCCTTGTGAAGGCGCTCATATTTGGCGACGCTCGCCATGGTCGGTGACCTCCTCATTTGTGAGAAAAAGCGCCAGCCGCACAGCACGGCGCGGCTGGCAAATCGGCAATCGCCGCCGATCAGTCAGCCGCCCAGCGGACGCCGGAAGCGGTGAAGGTGCGCACGCGCACATAGGCGCGGGCGTCGCCGATCAGGATCCAGTTTGTGGAGATGCCCCACCGCGCGCTGAAGTCGGACAGCGCAGAAGCATCTTCAAGGCAGCGGCGCACGGCGCTGAGCCCTTCCTGCCAAGCCTGTGCTGGAAGGGAGAGCGCCCGGCAGCAGAAGGCCAGACGGGCTTCCATGCCGCTCAGCAGCCCTTCTACCGGCGCCGTGGCGAGCTGAGCGGGATCGATGCCCTCCAGGGCATGGCAGATGCCGTGCCAGTCAGGGTTGATCAACACTGACGCGGGGGGATGTCCAATTTTGGATACACTCCCCGCGAGGTCGGTTCCCCCGACCACCGAGAGCATGGGGCGTACCGTCATGACACCCCCCATTCGAGGTCGCCGTCACTTCCCCGCGCCCATCCGATTTGCGAGCAGAAGCGCGCGTCCGCTTCTGAGGCGCCGAGGCTGGGTTCAGCGTCGCCGTTCTCCTCGAGGTCGGCGTCGCCTTCCAACGCGTCCCTGAGAGCGAGCGCGCGTTCGATGATGGATGCGAGCGCCTGGCGCGTGGCGATGCGATCGGCGCTTGCCGGCGGAAGCGGTCCGCCGAAATCATGATCCACAAGCATGATCAACCCTCCGCATGCGCGGCAGCGGCTTCAAGGTTAGCCAGCCACGCGGAAAGGGACGATCGGCGGGCGCAGACCTTCGCTCCGATCTTGAAGGTGGGTGTGTCGCCTTTGCCAGCGAGGTGATAGACCTTCGCCGGTGTGAGCTTGAGAAACGCCGCTATGGCCGGGACGCCATAGAGCAAATCCTCGCTCTCCGACGTCTCCCCAGAATTGGGGCGACGTCCCGCCAAGGTGTCTTCCTGGCACCCTGCCCCGACCGCGGGTGCCCCGCTGGCGCCGAGCATCGCAAGAAGGATGTCCACGCGCTGTAGCTCGCGCTGGATGTTGTTTCGAATTTCGAGAAGCTCCCGCGCGACATCAGTCGGTGGGATGCTGGCCGGCTTTATCCGGCTGGTGTGCATGTTCATAGCTGGTCTCTCAGGTCGTCGGGTTTCCACACCCGTGCCCGGTGACAGACCGGGCAGCCGGGGGGTGGAAACGCGCCTGAGAGACACGTCGGCACGCTTTTAAGGGTCTCCCCTCTGGACATGGCGCACCGCCCCCGGCCATATTGGCCAAGGTCGGGCGCCCGCCAAGGCGCACCGCACGCGCTTTCGAGCCCGCCAAGGCTCTCACGCGATTACCGGCATAGCCCGCGCCAACGGGCCGACATGCCGTCTCAGGTCCGGGTTTCCACACCCAATCCCATTTATGCGCTGCTTCGCCCCCTCCGCCAAGAGGGGTTAGCGAACGCGCGCCGATTGCGCTATCGAAGCGCCAATGCCACGCTCCGATGCAGGGTTATTGGGGGGCGAAGATGGCGGATAGAAGCTCAATTTCATTCGAACAAGCTGAAGGCGCGGCCCCTCTGCCCGCTCAGTTGCAATTGAAAACTGTATCTCGCGAGCTTGTCGTTCGGCTGTATGATGTTTTTCATACCCGTGTGAGACGTGCCAGCGTCGCTCTAGGGCCCGGCTGGATCGATGTGTTCCGAGATGAATTTGTACGACGTCAGCACAAATTCTCCAATGAATTCTCGGCGAATTGGGACTTCAATCTCCAATACGTTCGACGAACTCTTAATAGCATGGACTACCTTGAGATATTCGGGTTGCTACAGTGGATAATTCGACATGAGTCGACGCCATATGACTTCACAGAAGCCATAGCAGAGTGTTTGGTTGACTGCCGGGCGGCATATCGAATTATCGACCATGATACCATAGCGCCGATATCTGACCCGGCCGAGACAGAAGCGCTAGAGTCTGCTCTGGAAGCAGCAAGGTCTTCTGGCATTTCAGGCGCTCGCTCCCATCTCCTATCTGCAACTGAAGCGGCGACCGCCGGCAGGAACGCGGATTGCATCCGCGAGAGCATCCACGCCGTTGAAGCTGTTGCGCTGGCCTTAGCGCCAGGGTCCAGAGAGTTGGGCCCGGCCCTCGCAAAGCTCGAGGCCGCAGGGGCGATCCACGGGGCGCTAAAGACAGCGTTCCGCAGTTTGTACGGCTACGCCAGTGACGAGAAGGGCGTCCGCCATTCTCTCCTCGATCAGGACGCAGCAAAAGTGGACGAGTCCGACGCTCTGTTCATGCTCGGCGCATGCGCCTCCTTCGTGAGCTATCTCATTGCTAAGGGCCGAGCAGCCAAGCTGATCAGCGACTAGCCCCCTGCGACAAGTGAAGATGCGAGCGCGCGTGCTTGCCGGGATCCTATGAGGATTTGGCGCCGGCACGCAAAACGGTATGATCACGCCGACAACTCAGCATGAGACATGGACGTGTGCGAAAAGGTTCTTCTAGGCATATGCCTAACCCGCCCTCCCTTGAACGAAACGGCCGGAATATTCGGTTTTGCTGAGTTTGTGACCGCGTTCGCGCTGCTGATCTTGGTTTACAATGCAACAGACCCACTCTACCGATTCCGAATATCCGTCGCTCCCCTACCCGTCTTCCGAATAACGTTCTGGTCAATCACACTAATCGGCCTAGGATCGCTTGGATCAGATCTCTGGTTTGCGCAGCGTTGGCCCGCCCCCGCATTGGGCGTCTCACAGGCTGTCATTCAAGCTATACTTGGCGCCACGTTCTTATCAGTTGCCTTGCTCTGGCTCTGGTTTGCCTTCGTTTCACCGCCGAAATTCGGAAAGAGCAACTACTTACGATTTTCCGGCTCCCTCTACGGCGTGATCGTCAAGGGATCAGACAAAGAGCTGTCTCAAGTCGCGGGTGAGCTTATTCGTTCAGCTGCTCCCCTGATCAAATTCAGCAGCGCCGCCGCAAGGCGCGAGGCCACCCCACCAGCCGTATCTCAGCACGCGTACGACATATTACTACTCCTCGCCAATCGAAAGATGTGTCGAAACATCGTGCATCATTCGCCAACAACAGCCATTGCGATTATGCGCGAAGCGTCGATTGCAAATATCGCCGGATTGCCATTGTCACAATTTGCAAAAAACATCACATCGGAGGCACTTTTATACAGCGACTCACCGCTTTATCATGAAAACAATTTACATACCTCCGGTCTTCTCGGTTACGTGCGACCATTCAAGAATGCCCTGTATGGAGATTACAAGCTCGTCGAAACCTTGGCTCGACAAAGCTCGTCACCATTAGACATCGGGTGGACACTCTCGTCGTCACTCACGGTAACCCAGTTGGAAGCGTACTTAGACGCAGTACTCGTCACCTTCTCGAATTTTGTTGAACTTAAATCCTGCAATGAGCATTCGATTTCGCTGTATCGGGCGCTTGATGTTGCCAGACACTGTGCGATAGGCATTCGCGATGGCGCCAATGAAGACATGCCACCGGACATCAGCCCTCGACGCAAACTGGGCCTCGCTGCTCGATTTTCTGCAAAGATGGTCGAGATACTACAAGATTCCGAGACTTTGCCGACACCTCCGACCGTTCGCCCGAAGGGTGTTAAGCCACGAGGTGATAACTCTATTTACGCGCATATCGCTGAACTGATGTACCAGCTAATCTTTTTGGCTTCGAAGGTGAAAAGTTCACCCGAGGAAGCCTGGCGGATTCAGCAGAACGCGGTATGGAGCCAGATCTTTTCCTACCGTGACAATGACGCCGCGTGGCGTGCGATATCGTCTCGGCTTCGACGGAGGATTTATGACCATGTTGTCGAATTGGAGACCTTACCGAACTATAGCTCCTCCAAAATACTTGGAATGTGCCTAAATGTAATGGATTTGTCGGAAACATACTCGGGAGGAGATCGAGGTTACGCCGCTTTGCAAAAGGTTGTCATGAGATGGACGAAGCGACATTATATGACTTTAGCCGAGAAGCACCATTTGGTGGCCGCAGACTGCTTGTCAGGCGGCATCACTTTTGACGCTGCGGAGCGACGCTTGGTTAAGACGTATTTCTTAGGACTTGGACTGGAGCCGGCGCGCTCCTACCTCAATCTTGATCCCGCGAGGGCGACTTAGCGGCGGCCGGCCCGTCGTCCTCGCTCGAATAGGCCTAGCGCGCCCCATCGATATCGAACGGCAAGACGGTGGCGACGTCGACGCAAAGAGAGCTCCGCATGGCTAGTGATGACACGGCACCCACGCTCGTACTCCACGATACGTTCGCGCACCCACTTAGTTATACCACCACAAAAATTACAATGTTCTTTGAAGAGGTGGAGATAGGGACAGGCACGGGATTTATCGTCGACTTTGCCGGTCACTATGCGCTGGTGACGAACTGGCATGTGTTAAGCGGACGACACGCAATCAGTGGCCAGCCATTGCACAGAATGGGGAGCCTTCCAACTCGGATTTCGTTCCATGTCACCGCCTTTGTGCAGCAGAAACTTCCATCCGGGTCAATAGATTCGTTACATTTTAAGCCAATATCACTCGACCTATACGACGATATGCATACGCCAATCTGGATCGACAATGGCCCGACCGATCCTATTGACGATTTTTCTCTGATTTACCTAGATTTCTTTGCCGATCACAACGACGGTAAGGACTACAAACTCAAATCAATTCCCCTTGGGGAAGTGCTATACGTAACGCCAATTGACAAGAACAATACCAATCCGACACCGCCATTTGCTTTGTTCACCAACCTTTACCCTCCAATAGGATCTGACGTTTTTGTACTGGGTTACCCGAAAGGGCTGGAGTTGACAGGTGTGCTTCCAATTTGGAAACGCGCATCGATAGCCACCGAGCCCCAATCCCCGATAGCGCATGGCAGTGTCGGGCGGCAGAACCTGTTCTATATCGACGGCAACACGAAGCCTGGCATGTCGGGCGCGCCAGTTATCTACATCACGGAACCAGGCGTCCGGCTTGTCACAGACGACGGCGACGCTGTGGATTGGACGCCTGGGGCGCCAATATTACTGGGAGTATATGCAGGGCGAGATGGCGTCACTCAGGACGAACATGAACTCTCTCTTGGCCGCGTCTGGAAAACTGCGAGTATCCGCAGCCTGATGTTAGCCGCGATCGGTCGACGACAGAAGGCCAATGGCTAGCTCATCTGCGCTAAGGCATTTCCCCACCCTGCAAGGCGTCAGGAATCACGATGTGGTCGTTTGCATCGCCCCATCGCGGATTTGCGCGCCCCGCACCGGTGCTCGACTCCGGACGCCTTCCCGAGCAGACTGGCGCTCTGGGAGAAAGCCAATGAGCGACGATAAGAAAACTCCGCCACCGCCACCGCCACCACCACCGTCTCCGGAATACGACAAGAAAAGCGGCTGGCCGATCAAACCGACGACCCGCTAGAGCCCGTACCGCCACGCCGCTAGAGCAACCGAGCTCGCCAGGACAGGTGCTGTTACGCCGCACGCGCGCGCCGTGCTGAGCCACCATGTGCCTCGGCGATTAACTCCGCGGTTCACTTCGGCCGTCTCAGCCATTTGGCCGAGATAGGCCTTCAAGACGTCAGCACCAGTAAGCGCATCGTTCTCGGTAGCCCATCGCCAGAATGCGGGCTCGCGGCCCGGCAAGGCGATGTCCGCCGATGACAGCACTTTGAAGCAGCACGCCGCACCGGCAAGCAGCGGAATGGCTGCGGTGAGAAGCGCGTAGCCCGCCGCTGCAGGAACGAGCGCTGATCCGAGGCTTGCGCCGAAGCCGGACGCGGCAGCGATGGACAGGGTCACATAGAGGCTCAGCAGGTTCATAGCCTGCTGGTCAGTGAACTGGATTAGTTCGAGCCTCGCCGTATGGTGGGCGCGTGCATCTTCGATTGCGATGGCCGTCAAGTCGGTCATGGTGATCGTTCTCCCAGCACCTGCTGAGCTATATGATTACAGCACCATCAGCTCCGGCGACCACTCGTCGCTGTCGTAAATGCTGGCACCGCCCTCGGCGCTGGCGCGGCTGACGGCCATGGCGCAGGCGACCGCGCCGTCGATGCGATCGCGGCTCTTGCCCTTGTGGAACATGCGGTTGCCGGCGCTGTCGGTGTGGACGGCGATGTTGTCGAAGCACCAGCGCAGGACAGGATGCCCGCCATGGGCGAACTGCCGCCCGACGATGGCGCGCTCCAGTTCCTTGACCGCCGGCGCCATGGTGACCCAGCCCTGCCGCATCTCGACGGCCGGCAAGCCGTCCTCAGCTAAGTTGTTGAGCATGTTGCGCGCGAGGTGCGGATCGAAGGCGATCTCCTGCACCGCGAAGCGCTCGCACAGCCCGCGGATGGTGTCTTCCACCGCGCGGAAGTCGACCACATTGCCGGGCGTCGGGATGATAAAGCCCTGATCCGCCCATGAGGGGTATGGCACGCCATCGCGATCGGCGCGGATTCGCAGATTGTCTTCCGGGCAGAAGAACCACGGATGCACGAGGTAGCCGCCGCGCTCGTCGCGCCAGGCGGCGACGACGGCGGTGAGGTCGTGATTGGAGGAGAGATCGACACCGAGCCAGCACGGCTCGCCGGCGAGCAGCTCGAGGTCCACCTCGCCAGCACCGGCGTCGTACACGTCCATATCGACGAACGGATCGGCGGAGTGATCAAGCCAGATATTGAGGTTGAGCTGGCGGAAGGCCTCGCGGTCGCCGATGCGCCGCTGTCCTTCGCGGGCGAGCTGGCGCAGGCCCTCGAGGTCGGGATAGCCGTGGGCGAGGCCGGGGTTCACCCGGTGCCAGACCTCTTCATCGGTCCAGTCGCAGTCCCGCTCGGCTTCGAACAGGATCGGCAGGATAGAGGGATCGTCGACCTCGCCGCGGGCGACGCGGCGGGCATCGTCCACGATGTCCCAGGCGACATTCTCCTGCCCACGGCCGGCCGTGGTGGCGACGACGAGCAGTGAGCCCTTCTGCTTCACCAGGCCGGAGCGCAGCACGTCCCAGAGGTCGCGCTTGGGCCAGGCGTGCAGCTCGTCGGCGAGCACGAAGGCCGGCGTGCGCCCGTGCTGCGTGCCGGCATCGGCTGAGATCGCCTCATAGAAGGATCCGTCACGCGGGAAGGTCAGGCGGTTGCGGTAATCGACGACGCGGGTGTGCGCCGCCGCCTGCGGCACGGTGCGCACGATGCCGAGCGCCTCGGCATAGGCAAGACGCGCCTGCTTGCGGTCAGCGGCGGCCGATATCACCTCGCCGCCCGGCACCCGCTCCGGCCCGATCGTGTGCAGCAGCGCCAGCGCCGCGGCGAGCGAGGTCTTGCGGTTGCCGCGCGGCAGCAGCAGCACCACGGTCTTGACGATCCGGCTGCCGTCTTCATGACGCGGGCCATAGATCGCCCGCACGATCCGCTCCTGCCACGGATGAAGCTGGAACGGCTTGCCCGGAAGTGGGCTCTTGGGGTGCTTGAGCTTGCCGAGCCAGCGCACGGCACGCTCGCCCCGTCCCATGGGATCGGCGATCTCGCTGCCGTCGAATATCCAGGCGGGGAACGTCGAGCGCGCCATGGTCAATCGCCCATGCCGAACAGATCGTCCTGCCCGTCATCCGCGGCATTGCGCGCGGCTGGCCGGGAACGACTGACGGGGGTGAGACCGAGCTCGCCGGCGAGCAGGCGCGCTTGTGTCTGCGCATCCGACGAAATGGCAACGGCGGGGTGCTTCTTCGGGCCGGTCTTGCTCTGGAAGATCATGCCTTCCTTGGCGATCAGCCGTTCGGCTTCCGCTGCCCGGCCGACAGCAACGCAGTAGTTCGCCAGGGTGGCGACGTCGGTCATGGTGAGGGTGCGGCGCTCTTCAATCAGGATCGGCGCTACGCGCTCCCACTCGGCGCGGGCGTCGTCTGAGAGCCAGTCCGGCGGATCGAGCGGACCGCGCACCGGCGACGAGGCGGGCACGATGCTGAAGGGCTTGGCGCCGCGCATAGCGATCAGCTCTCCCATCTTGAGAACGGATGGTCACTCAATCGCCGCCAAGTGCCGCTACGGCAGGCCATGGCGAGGTCGCCAGGAGGATGGGTGGTGTCCGGGGAATACGTGCCGACCGATGCGTACCGATTGCTGGGACGGTTGAGAGTCAGCGGCCAGATACGGCTCGAGGCGGGCCAGGCCGACCACGATGGCGCCATCTCCTTTCTGCTCGCGCGCGGCTTGGCGCATCGCTCCGCGAACGGCGCGGAGCTGCGGATCACCGACAAGGGGCGCCGAGCCGGTCGCATCACGAAGACCGCTCCCTAGAGCCGCGCTTCTCCTGCGCCTGCTTCCACCGGCTATGACAGGAGGTGCAGAGCGGCTGCCAATTGGAGCGCGACCAGAACAGCCGCTGATCGCCCTTATGCGGGACGATGTGGTCGACGACCGATGCCGGCGCGTCGCAGCCAGGCCGGGCGCAGCGCGGATTGAGCTTCAGGAACGCTGCGCGCTCCTTTTCCCACTTGCTGTCATAGCCGCGCTCGCGCGCCGGCACGCGGCGCTGCTCATAGGCCGCCTTGCGCTTGCGCTCGCAGGGGCAGCGTTCGCCCGAGGCGATGCGATGACCGCATCCGCAAATCCGAGGCGCGCGTACCGGCATGGCCGCCTCACGCGAAGCCCGGCAGCCGGTACGGCGCCAGGAGGTCGGTGACATCGGCCGGCAGCGAAGACGGCAGGCCATAGGAGAAGGAACCGACGCCGTCGACATCCTCGCTGCGCATGGTCTGGTCGCGGCCGCGTGTGTGCCAGGCATTGCGCACCGCAAGGATCGCCGCCCGCTCTATGTCGGCCGGCAGGTCGCGCCCCTCATCGCCCGGCAGGAGAAAGCCGGCGGTGTAATCGACGAGGATCCGACCGGGCGACCACACCGAGCGGGCGGCGGACGAGGTGAGCCGGTAGATCATGCCGGTCCCGGCGTCCGCCTCATAGAGCGCCGACGCCAGCGAGCCGGCTTCCGTGGTGACGGAGGTGATGGCCGCGATCGGAAAGCGGCTCAGCAGCAGCACCGCTGCCGGCTCGGCGAGATGGACGGTCTCGCGCACGCCTTCGCGGGCGAAGACCCGCCCGCACCAGCTCTCAATCGCCCGGCTCGCCTGGCCGATCAGTCCGCCGAGATAGATGTCCGCGGTGCCATCGGTAACCTCGAGCTCGAGCTTCACGGCGTCGAGCGTCGTCAAATCGCGTTTGGTGGCCGGCGTGATGACGGTGAGCATGAACATTCCTCGGAAGAGAGGGCGGACGCAGCCTCGCGCTGCGCCCGCCGGTGAGCCCTTGGCCTGTCTTTGGTCAGGCTGGTGCTCGCGACCTTCCCCGCCTTGCCTCCCATGAACCCCGTTCGGCAGGGTGGCGCCGGAGAGGCGGGGTTTCCGTTGTTGGGCAGGCCGCTACGTGCCCTCAAGGCTCGGCGCCCGAACGGCGTCAGGCCACCGGGCGCTCGCGCGCGTGGCCCTTGATGACGGTGGCGGCGAGCGGCGTGGCCGTGCCGTGCGTGCCGGAGAAGTCGGCAAGCAGCTTGATGAAGCGCCGATTGCCGACATAGCCGACGCGGGTCACGCTCGGGTCGGGGTGCGCCGCCTTCAGCGCCAGCACGATGCCGGAGGTGACGCCGGCGACGCCCTGAACATCGGCGTCGGTCACCGGCTCATAGGTGGCATCGTCATCCGAATGGGTGAGCTTGAACTCGAGCTTGTTCGTGGCGCTGAAGCTGATGCCGCCGGTGCCGACATGGATCGCCAGCATGGCGGAATCGAAGCCCTTGAGATCGATCGCCGCCGGGGTGTTGTCGGCGTCATAGGGCGCCGGCGCGATGACCGAGGCTACGGCGATGTTGCTGATGATGTCCCGCATGGACAGGATCCTCTGAGTTGGAGCGATGGGGTGTCGGTTCGACCGACGCCCTCAGGTACTTCCGAGACGTGTCCCCAAATTTGGGGACACGTCCGCTGTCAGGAGGTCGCCATCTTGAGCTTGCGCAGCGCGCGAGCCTGAACCACGCCGGCGCCGGTGCGGCGGGTGGCATGGATACGGGTGATGCCCTCGGTGGCGCGGATGTACGGGTTGACGAGGATCGACAGCGCCAGGCGGTCGACGATCCGGTAGGCCGTGGCGAAGTCGCCGAACAGGATCGGAAAGGTGCCGGCGGCGACATCGGGCATGTCGACGGCTTCGACCACAGGGCGGCCGAGGATCATTTCGGGCTGGCCGGCCTGATAGGAGGGCTGCCAGAGATAGTTGCCCTGGCCGTCCTTCATGGTGCGCAGCTTGGCCAGCGTGCCGCCGTTCATCAGCCAGGAGCCACGGGCACGGTACGCCGCCGGCAGCGCGTACATCAGCGCGATGAGCTGATCGGCGGAGAGGGTCGTCGCGTGGCCGTTCAGCGTCTCGGCGATGCCTGCCGCGGTGAGCAGGCCTTCCGGCTCCAGCACACCATTGCCGGAGACGAAGGCGAGGCCTTCCTTCTGGCCGAAGTCCTCGGCGAACGCGAGGCGGGTTTCGGCTTCCGCCGTACCGCCGGAATCGGCGAGCAACTGATTGGAGAAGTCGACGAAGGTGTTCACCTCCCGGATCGGGATTTCCACCTGGCCGAAGCTCGGCTCGCTGCCCTCCTGAGGCTGCGTCTCGCCCTTCCATTTTGCGTTCGTCCGGCCCGTCCGGCGAGGATATGACACGGCCGGCGCCGTGGTGGTGCGCACCGTGGCGAGGGTGCGGATGGGCGAGAACTCGACGATGTCGCGGACGAACTCGGTCGACATCTCGGTCGGCGCCAGATAGCCGCCCTGCGTGTCCGACGAGACGGTGAGCACCTTCAGCTCGGCTTCCGGCGCGCGGTCGCCTTGGCGCAGATAGGTGGCGAACGCCTTCTGCTCGGTGCTCGGCTCGCCCTTGGTCTCGCCGGTGCCGTTCGGGCGGTTGCCCTTGGCCTCCAGCTTGTCGAGCCGCTCGGTGAGCTTCGACACCGGATCGTCCTTCGGCTCCGGCGTGGTGCCCTTGCCCTCCAGTGCGGTGATGCGGTCGCCCAGCGCCTTCTGGCCGTCGGTGACGGTCTTGGTGAGAGCGTCGAGCGCCTTGGTGACGACCTCGCTCGGATCGTCATTGTCGCCCTTCAGCTCGACCGCGCCGGGCGCCAGCACATGCAGGCAGGTATGCTTCATCGTCAGCTTCCTCGAATGGCCGCTTCCGCGCGGCGGATGGATTCGGCGAGGGCGAAGGCTCCCGCCGCGGACTTGGCGGAAGTGACCTTCGCGCCGGGGTGCATGGGCGCGCTCACCAGCGACACCTCAAAAAGCTCAAGCGCCTTGATGGTCCGGCCGCCGCCGCTGCGGGCCGCCGCCTTGCGGGTGACGAAGCCGATGGACAGGCCGCGCACCGCGCCGGCCTTCACCAGCGCGCGGACCTCGCGGGCGCGCGCCACCTCGTCGACGAGGAGCCGGCCGGCGACGTGCAGGCCGTCCGCCTTCTCCTCCACCCGGTCCCACGCCCCGACGGGATCGTTGAGGTCGTGGCCGAACAGCATGGGCAGCGGCAGCTTGAGGCCCTTGAAGGCGCCCGGTTCGATCCAGTCGCCGATGCGATCGGGCGCGCCGAACTTCCATGCCAGGCCGGAGATCGCCCCGCTTTCGTCCGCCAGCACCTTGGTCTCGAAGAAGGCGCGTTCCATCAGTCTTCCTCGCGGCGGGCCGGCCCGGTGGTGCGGGTGGTCACGGTGACGTTGGGATTGGCGTATTCCTCGCCGCCGGCGCGCGGCGGCAGGTCGAGCCAGTCGCGGCCCTCATTCGGGTTCAGCACCCGCGCGGAGATGAGCGAAGAGATCGCCGTCGCGCGTTCGGTAAGGCTGGCGCGGGTGAGGTCGTCGCGATCGAACAGGATCCGGTACTCGCGCCGCTCTTCCGGCGTGAACAGCGCCCGGCTTAGGGCGCCCTCAAGCGCGCGCAGCCACGGCTCCAGCGAGTAGGTCAGGAACTCCTTGCCCATCTGCTCGGAGTTGGACCAGGTCGCGCGGTCCAGCTCGTAGAGCATGGACGGCGGCACACGGAAGGCGCGGGCGATCTCGACGATCTGGAATTTTCTCAACTCGAGGAATTGCGCGTCGGTCGACGCTAGCGTCAGCTGCGTGTACTTGGCGTCATCGTCCAGAACGGCGGTGCCGCCGGCTTTCCCCGGGCCATGCGCCGCGTTCCAGCCTTCCTTGGCCCGCCGGGCGCCCTCCGGTGTGAGCTTGCCCTTGAAGGAGATGACGCCGGCCGGGCGACCGCCGTTCTTGAAGAGCCCGCCGGCGTGCGCCTCCATGATCTTGGCGACGCCGATGGCGTCCGCTGCCAGCGACAGCGGGCACCGCGCAAAGGGCGGGCGCAAATGCACCACGTCGTCCGCCGAGACTGGGACATTGTTGATGCGGAAGCTGGGCTCAAGCCGTCCGTCGCCGGAATAGTCGACCGTGAAGTGCGCCGGTTCATAGCGCACCAGCTCGATTGTGCGCCCATCCACCTTGTTCGCGAGCGCCAGCGCGCCCTTGTCGCTGATCAGCGCGGCGGCGACCATGTCGCGGATGAACTCGAAACGCGACGTCCAGTCGTTTGGGCGATCGGCGAGCAGCCGCGCCGCAGGATGTTCTGGCGCCTCGGCTTCCGTGCCGCCTATCCGGTGCATGACCCTCAGCTCGAGGCAAGCCGCGGGTTCCGAGATCAGCCGGATCGCCGACTGCGCTGCCGGCACAGTCAATGCCTGAGCCGCGCCAACGGACAGGCCGGAGGGCAGCGCGCCGAGCAGCGCTTGCAGCTCCGAATCCGGCGCCGCTAGGCTCTTCGTCGTCCTGAACCATCCTGAGAGCCGCTGAAGCACGTCTGACCTCGACTAACCTACTGACAAATATTGAAAAACCCTATTTGGCCTCTATCTCGCGCGGTGGACCCCAAGCGGTCCGGCGCCCCTACGGCAAAGTTGCCGACCGCCCCCCGTCTGGCGTCTCGGTGGCCTGCTCTCCGCCGCGGAGAGGTGAACTTTAGGCATGCTCCAGATGTGCGCCGCGTCGCTCATGGTTGTCCATCCCCTTATGTCACTAAACTTAAGTCAACTTCGGTCATCTTCGGACTTGCGAGAAGATATCCACGCATCAAGCTCATCCTGATACGCGCACAGCGGCGACGTTCGACCTGTCGCGAGGCGAAACACCGGCAGGCCTGAGCTCGCCGCCAACCGATGCACTGTCTTCTGGGATACCTCCAAGTATCTCGATATCGCCCACGCCGTCTTGATGACACGCCGTTGCATTCGCCTCTGCTCCTCGTCGAGCCGCGCCCTATAGACCGCAGATATAGAAGGGGGTGTACTTTTGTAGACTAGGGGTGCCTCAGCGCGATCAATGGCTTAGAGCCGAGGTGGTGTACAATTGTAGACCTATGGCAGTGTACAAATGTGAACCGTAGAGGTCTACAAATGTACACCTATTCATCCGACGGCTTGGCGGCATCGGTCGAATACCGCCGCCACTCATCAGTCGGGCTTTCCCATGTCCAGCTATGTGGGCCTGTCTGGTCCCGCGTGGCGTAGAAGGTGAGCCGGAAACGGCTCATCTCGGTCATGGTGGTGCCCCTGCGCCCTCCCCGCTCAACCGACACGAGCCCACGCTGCACGGCTTCTGCGATGGCGGCAGGGATGTAGCGACGGGCGATGCCGTAACCTTCAAGCTGGCGGTAGGTGGCGGACAGGCGACCGTTTTCCTGTCCCGCGTTCGCCATGTGCTCGATTGTCAGAAACTCGATGAGCCGCACGCAGTTGATCGACCTGCCGCGCCATGCCTCCGACGACATGAGGTCAATGTCCAGCCATACCCAAGGGCGTCCCTCTGGTGGGCCGGCGGCATCCTTTGCACGCCCGGTCTGGCGCCGCCGCGACCTAGGAGGGCTCAAACGGCAACTCGCCCTTGCGACGAGCCTCCGCCAAGGCCAGGCACACCGCGTCGGCGAAGTCTGGCAGCCGATCCATGGCGAAAGTGATGCCAGTCTTGCTCGGCCTCATATCGCCGTCGCCGGCGTCGAACCACACGCGGGCGCTGAACACGGCCCGGCCGTTGAACTGCCCAAGCGTTACGCGGATTTCTTCGCGGCTGTTCTTCTTCACCGCGGCAACCACAACGTCGTTCATGATTGTGTCTCCCCTGCGTGGATCGCGACGAGCTTGAGCTCGGTGGCGATGTCGACGGCTCTGTTCACTTCGTCTGGCGTGAGATCGGGCCACCGATCGTGCATGGCCGTCGCGATGCGCTGCGGATCGCTCCATGGGTCCCCGGTGGGTGCTGCCTCTTCCACGAGCCAGCGAGCCACCTCTGGCACCCGATCCCGGTTTGCGGGGTCTCCGGCCTCAGGCGGGCCTACGTTGACGTCAGCGCCCATGTTCAGCCCGCCCACGCCGGATCGTTCGCCAGATGATCGGCGAGCACCTGAAGCCCCTTCGGCGTGACGACCGCCTGCGTGCCGATCACCGTCTCGCCATCGCGCTCATAGGAGACCGGCCGATGGTCCATCAGCCCGGCCCTGCACTTCTCCGCGTGCGCCAGCCAATCGCCCTTGCCGCCCCGCCGGTATATCCAGCGGTGCCGGTAGAGCTTGGCGAAGAATGGCTTCACGGGATGCGAGAGAGCCTTCGCCGCGTCGGTGATGCACATGGCGCCGGCGGCCGTTCCGATCCGCGCCAACGCACCCTCTGCTTTCGCGAGAGCGGCTTGCGCGGTTGTGGCCTCTTGATGCCAGTGCGAGAGCACAGCAGCGACCACGCGCGGATCGGCGGGGTTGATCAGGCTCGCCGGCTCCGCCTGCCGCGCTTCCAACTCCATCCAGCGATCGATGATCCGCGCGCGGAGCTCCACGCTGTAGCCCGAAACGAGGATCAGGCACTCCCGCTTGGGCAGCAGGAACACCTTGGAAGGACGGCCGCCGGCGGACGGTTCGGACTTTTCCTCAAGAGTGAGGGAAAGCCCCTCGGCGAGGTTCTTGATGTCCCGGCGCACGTTGTCGTGCTCCTTGCCGGTCAGCTCCGCGATTTCGCGGGACGACATGGTGAGCGGCTCGGCATCGGGCACAATCCCCGGTGAGGCCACCACACCGCCGGCCGGCGGGCGGCCCGGCTCCAGGCTGCGCTTGCGCGCTTCCCGATCGAATGCTTCGGCGTAGCGTTCCCGGCGCTTGCCAGCATTCGGCCCCGTCAGGCCACGGGCGAGCATCAGGAAGCCCTCCCGCGTCATCCAGTAGAACCGGCGCCCCGGCTCGCCGACCTCGCGGAAGTGGCCCGCCATATCGGCCCCGTTCTCGCCGAGGAGATCGTCCACCGCGCGGAGGATCAGAACGTGATCGCGCTCAAAATAGGCGGCCACGTCCCGACTGGCAGCCATCGGCACGCTCTTCACGGTCGTCACCACCGGTAGCAGGAAGGAATCAACCATCGGTCGAGCCCTCCGGCTTCCGGGCCTTGGCCTCAAGATCGGCGAGCCATGCGGAAAGGCTCGCGCGGCGGGCGCAGACATTTCGCCCGATTTTGAAAGCGGGAATTTCCCCCGTGGCAACGCGGTGCTTTGCCTGCCGAGGCGTTAGCCGAAGGTATTTAGCTATGGCCTCAAACCCGTAAAGCAGATCGGATTCGTCGTTCGTATCCATATGGTCCTAAACCTCGCTGTGGTCGCGTCGTGGTCGTGTCGCGGTCGCGCGGCGGTGCCGCCTGTCTTTGTCCGTCTGTGTTTTTTCAAGGACTTAGTCGGCCCGTCTCGGGCAACAAAAAGCCCGCCAATGCCGATGACAAAGGCGGGCTATCCAATTGTTCCAGCTAGTCTTTTTCGACGTCTACGCTTGGAGCTTCATATAAGGCAGCGCGATGTGCAGCACCGGCAGGTAGGCGACAGCGGCCATGAAGGATCAGTCCGATACGGGCTCAAAGAAGCGGATGCGTCCCCAGCCCTGCATGCGCAGCGCGGGGACCGGATCGAAGCGAGAGCCGGAGCTCTCGTCGCAATGGGAGACCAGGCGTTCGGGGGCGAGCCACACGCCGATATGCGCGGCGCGGTCGGCGCGCCCCATGGCGACCAACGCGCCGTCGGCGGCACTGATCAACCCCGGCGCCGGCGGCACCGCCTCGCGCCACCTCTGGCGCTCCGGATGGCCTTCTATGGTCTCGATCATCCAGCGCCAGCCGGGATGCTCCGGCAGAACGACGTCCGGAAGGTCGCGGCCGAACAGCTCGCGCTGGATCCGCTTCGCGTGGTGCCAGCACGAATATTCCGGCGACCAGCGCCGACCGATGAGGCCGGCGAGGAAGGCGGCGCGGTCGATCATCGCACCAATCCCGGGAAGTTGGCACGGGTGTAGACCCGGCGCGGGAACTTCTTGTTGCCGAGGTTCGACAGTCTGGCCGTGCCGGTCACCGAGGAACCGACGACCTTCACCGAGGAGATCAGGAACTCCACCGGGCCGTAGATCGGCTCGGAAGGATCATCGTCGCGATATTCGCGATAGATCGCCTTGAGATCGGCATTGTAGCCGACGGCCGCCTCGAGATAGGCGGTCAGCTCGCGCGCCACGTTGTCGATGGTGATCTGCGTCTGCGGAATCTGGCCCTGCGCCAGCTCGGCGAAGAGCGAGGTGAAGGCCGAGGGCTGGAAGGTCGCCATGGCGCCCGGCGTGAACACCGCCGAGGTCTCGATCCCGAGCGTGCGCGCCATGACGTCATGCACCAGGCGTGCCGGCACCTCATTGCCCTCGTCGTCCTGAATGGCCGGGTGTTGAAGCTCCAGCGTGACATAGACGCTGAATGCCGTGGTACAGGAGGCCTCAGCCTCTTCCCACGCGGCGTTGAGCGGCACGCTCACGGCGACACCGGGACGAGTTCGGCCGGCAGGACCAGCATAGAGAATGACACCATGGTCTCGGCGCCGATCGAGCCGTACTGGATGCCGCCGGCGCCACCGATGATCTGCACGACGCGGGTCGTATAGGTCTGGCCGTCGAGCGACACCGGCATGAGGAAGCGCGTCGCGCCGTCTCCAATCGTCGCGAGGAAGTCACCGAAGGCGACCATCTGCGCGGCGGTCAGGCCGCGCCCCCATCTTGCCGTGCCGACACGGTCCCCGGGCCGCCGCCGCTGGCGGGTGTCGCCCCCCTCCATCTCGGTGGAGATTGCCTCCCGACCCGGAACATAGCCCCATGCGGAACGCTCCGGGCGGAATGGGACCGTGGCCGGCCATTCAGCGTATGCCATCAACCAAGATCCCCGCGACGCAAGCCGTAACGGCGCTCAACAGCCGTAGCGACGTCTCCGCCATCCTCGAACTGCCGGCTCACCTCATCGGCGGCGACACGGCGCATCATCAGCTCGATGTCGATTCCGCCATCGGCCCCCATCGTGGCCCGCGTCCGGGCGGTGTAACCCGCCGGGGCATTTCTGACATGGACCGAGATGCGGGGCGGCGCCATGGGCCGGCTGTTGTCATTCGCCGTGCCACGGAACGCCCGCAGCGCGTCGGCGACACCGACGCCGCCGCCATCGGCATAGCCGCGGAGACCGCGATGCAATGCGTCGAGGTTGCCGACGCCGGCGCTGCGGACGGCCTCCTGCGAGAAGACGAACTCGCCCCGGTGCACGAGGCCGGCGGTCTCGTACTTGCCGCCCGCACCGGTGTAGCCGCCGATATCGTATAGACCCTTCCCGGAGGCCGGCGCATAGCCGGCCAGAGACGGGCCGGACGATGCTGGTGTCCCGAAGCCGAGGAAGCCGGCCACGATGCTGCCCAAGGTGTTGCCGCCGCCGGTGCCCGGTCCGAAGAGGCTCGAGGCGAGGTTCTGCATCGCCATGTCCAGAACGACATTAAGCGCGCGCTTGGCGGCGTTCTCCAGCGCCTCCATGGCATCAGCGCCGTCCAGGATGTCGCTGACGAAGCCGGAGAGCGCGTCGCCGGCGATATCCCGGGTGGTGCTGAGGATGGCATTCAGCCGGAGCGCCTGTGCTTCGAAGGAATCCATGTCGACGGGAAGGCCAGCGGAGCGCAGTGTCGAGGCGATCTGCTGATCGATGGGACCCCGGCCGAGCTGATCGCGCTCAAACTGGATATCCGCCAACAGGTTGAGACGCGCCGTCAGCTCCGCCTTGCGGCCAAGCTCGGCGTTCTGCTGCTTCAGCAGTTCAAGCTGGCGTTCATCGACCGAGGTGCCGTTGGCTTCGGCCTCACGCTTCAGTTCCCAATACGCCTGGAAGTTCGCCCGGAGCTCGGCGACCTCTCCTGCTGTCTTCCCGATGAGCTCAGCTTCAAGTTCCTGCGCCGCGACGCTCTGCTGCGCGCTGAGCAGGCGATCCCGGCCGGCTTGGTCAAGCGCTACCGTCGCCTGCGTGAGCTCGCGCGTCGCCGCCGCCTCGGCGCGGGCCGCCGCGGTCTTGCCGTCGGCGCCTTCGGTCTCTGCGCGGTAGCGCTCAAGTGCCGCCGACGCAGCTGCACGCTGTTCCGGCGTGATCGCCTTCAGCAGGGCGATCTCAAGTTCCTGCTCACGGCGAACGACCTCGGCCTGCGGAACAAGGTTCCCATAGGCGTCGGTCATGGACCGGATTTGGTTCGTGACGCCCTGAAGCGCGCTCTCCTGCGCCGAGGCGTCGCCAACACCCTCGCGCAGTGCCTCCCTCAGCTTCGCCTGCTGCTTCTGGAGGTCAATGAGCTGCTGCACGCGCGGATCGCGCGTCGAGACGATAGAGCGGGCCTCGGCGTCGAGAAGGTTCCGGTCGGCTATAACGCCCTTGGTCTCGATATCGGCGCGTTCGGCGTAAGCCTTCGCCAGTTCGGCATTGTTCGTTCGGAGACGCTCGACGAGACCGCCACGATAGCGACCTGCCGACGTGCTGTTGAGCGCCCTATCGAGGTCCGCCCGCTCCTTCTCAAGAGCGGCGATGCGCTCCCCGAGCGACGGTCCGGTCATCAGGGCGTCGATGCCCTGCCCCATCGCAGTGTAGGCGCCGGAGGCGGCGTTCCGGATGGACAGCCAGGCGCGGCCGAGAAGCGTCAGGTTGTCGTTCGCCGCGGGCAGCGTCTGATTAAGGCGCTGAAGCAGTACCACCGCGGCTTCGTGGGTGCGGTTGCTGTTCGCGAGGTCGCGGATGTAGCGGATCGTCGTGCCGTCGAGGAACAGCAGCTTCTCGTTGAGCGCCTCGGCGCCCTCGGCCGGCCGAGCGAATGCCTCCGAAATCTGATCGGACGCGGCGCCGAGATCCTGCTGAGTGACGGCAGCATAGCGCTTGGTGGCGTCTACCAAGCCCTCATACAGGTCGGTGCCGATCTTTCCGGTGGAAGTCATCGCGGCAACGATCTGCCGCGCCTCGGCGACCGTCGCATCGGAGGAATCCGCCGCGGCGACGGCTATCGCCTTCAGGTCGTCGAGAGTGGCGCGGGTCGCCCTGCCCCGCCCCTGCAAGGCAGCCTGCAGCTCCTTTTCGCCGTTCACCCAGCTGGCATAGGACGCCACGGCCGCAACGCCGACCGCCGCAATCGCGGTCACCGCGAGGCCCGCCGGCGTCACCAGCCCGCCGAGCGAGCCGCCGAGCGCCTGAATGCCGGCGACAAGGCCACCCTCACGGGTCGAAAGGATCTGATAGATCTGGCCGGCCTGCGAGGCGAACACCTGCATGGGCGGAGCGCCCATGGCCATCATGGTGATGATGTCGTTGACCTGGAACGACAGGTTCGACAGGTCGAAGGTGCTCAGCGTGCGGCGCGCCTGCTCCAAGCCGCGGAGCATCACGACCTGTTCGGCAAAGGCGTTCTTGGTCCGCTGGATGGAAGCGGCACGTTCGGTTTCCGTCAGGATGCCGAGTTTGGCGGCATGATTGATCTCGTCGAGGGTCTCCTTGTAGACGCGCTGCACCTGCGCGAGCGGCAGGTACTTCTCCCGCAGGCGCTGGATTTCATTGCCGACGGCAGCGATGTCGGCGGCGCGGGCTTCAGTGCTGAAGTCGTCGCGAACGCCGAGCACAGCGTTGTAGCTCTGCTGCGCGGCTGCGGCGGCCGCGATGGCCTGCGTCTCCTCTTGGACGCGGCGCGTCATCTCCTGCTGCGCGGCCGAAACGATCCGATGCTTGGCATGCATCAGGTCGAGGGTTCTGGCGTACTCCTCCGCAGTGATCGCACCCTGCTGAAGGGCACGATCCAGCCGCTGATGCTCGCGCGCGAGCGTCTGGATCGTGCGGAACTCTTCGTCGTACTTCCGGCGGACGGTATCGGCCGCATTCGAGGCAGAGATCTGGCGCTTCGTCACCGTGTCGGTGACGGTTGCCATGCTCTCGCCGCTACGGGCGACATTGCCCTGCGCCGCCGCCACCGCATTGAGGTCCGCGGCCGCCTTGTCGGCACCACGGCTCTCATACTGCGTGACAACGCGCCGGATCTGTTCGACGGTAATTGCCATGAGCAGGTCCTGCCGTTCCCTTGCGGGCACGGTTCCGGTGGCGGGGGTGAAGATGAGACTGGCGGCCGTGACCGCGCTGCTATTCGCAGCGACGTTTGGATCGGCGCGCGCCGACAATATCGAGACCGCGGCGAACGTGTTGGTGTGTGCCGATCCGCTAAGTGTGAAGGACGCCTACAAGGCGGCCAGCGGGCGCGATCCCGCGTGGCTGAAAGAGCTCGGCTGCGTCTATGTCGCCGGCGGGATTCCCGGAGTTCTTCTCGACGGTGACTATATCGATGGCACGTGGCGCGTGAGGCTGAGGCCGCCGGGCCGCGACGGTACTACGGTGTACGGCTGGTCCTGCTCTTTCCGATTGCCCGGCAAGACAGAGGCTTTCGGCTGCGGCAGGAGCAGCATCTACTAGGCTTCGGCAGGCTCCGTCCCGGTGACGGCCTCGTTGAGCGCCGCCGACATCTTCGAGATCAGGGTGTGGAAGCGCTCGAAGGCGTCCGGCCCCTTGATGCCCAGCCGCTCCGCGTAGCGGTCGATCGCGGTGAATGGGATTCCGCCGTGCGGGCCGGGCGTCCGGTCCGACAACAGCGTCCAGAATGCCTTCCATTCGAGTTCGAGGTGATCCGCCAGCGCCGGCCGCTCGGCGAGCGCCTTCGGCGTCACGCCCTCCTCTCGGGCGAGGTCTTCCAGCCACTGCAACTGGTCGCCCCATGCCACCATCCAGCGGAGCATGGCGGTCAGGTTGCTCGCGTCGGCTTCGAGCGAGGCAACGCCGCGATCGGCGACGATCCCGCCGGCGGCGACGCAGGCGCCCGCCAGATACTCGCCTATGTCCGGGTCCGTCAGCAGCTCGACGGTGCAGGGTTCGTCCAGGCTCCAGTCTACGACGACGGTGCGGACTAGCACCTCCGCGAGGATCCGAGCCGAGACCTCCGGCGGCATCTTCTCCTTCTGCTCGTCAGGGAGTTCCCGAACGAGATCGCCACGCAGCTTCGCCGCCTCGGTGTTGCGCAGGCTGCGGGCCTTGATATCGAGGCTGATGCCGAGCTCGTCGAGCACGATCCCCTTCACCCACGCGCCGCCGGCTGCCTTGGCCTTTGCCGCCCTGAGATCACCGACCTTCAGTTTCACGAGGTCTTCTCCTGCTTCGGCGCGGGCTTGCCCCAGCGCGCATGTTTCTTGGCGACGATGAGCTCGGCGTAATCCGCCGGCACATCATCGGGAACGGAGAGGGTTTCGCCGGCGGCGAACGCGCGCCGGCGGCCCTCGGGATAGCCCGTGAAGGGCTCCACGATCTCGACCGTCTTCATGGGAGTTTCCTTTGGGGAGAGGCCGATCAGGCCACGGCGCGCGTGATCTTCACCGAGCAGGCCTCGGTGGCGTCGTAGACCGCGCGGAACGGGATGGAGACCATCACGTCGTCGTTGTTGCCGCCGATCTGCTTCGCGCCGTCGAGGAAGATGATCTTGGGCAGCAGGACCGTGTATTTCTTGTTCGCGTCCTTGCCGATGTTGAAGCTCAGAGCGCCGCCGCCGTGGTCGAGCACCGCCTGGTAAAGCGCCTGGCTCTCGAAATAGGCCTCGAGGGTGCCGGTGCTGTCGAAACGGCCGGCACCGAACTCCTCCGTGAAGAGCGAGCCGACCACCGGGCGTTCGCGGAGGTTGTTGTTGAATTCGAGATTGAGGCTCCGCACCTTCGGGACCGGGTTGAGCCCGGCGACCGCCAGGGCCGCGACGTGAGCGGACGACGTCAGGATCGGCTCGGTCGTCGCCGCCGTGTAGGTGGCATCGGTGACAATCGTCGAAGCGAGTGTCTCCTTCTGGCCGACTAGACCGATCGAACCGGTGACTTTCGCGCGCGCCGCGATCGCAAGGGAGAAGGTGTTGACGGTGCAGCCGGTGTAGCGGTGGAAGCTGTCGGTGGCGCCGAGCTCCAGCGTCTCCTCGACGGTGAAATACTTTGGGGTGATGCCGTTCTTCAGGACGTTGGTGGCCCAGGTGCCGCGCAGCGCCGCCTCGAGCATGTCGTCGAAGGTGCTGTAGGAGAATTCGAAGGGATAGGCGCCGCTGACGCCGAGGCCCAGCAGACCTTCGTCGGGCACGTTGCGGTCAGCCCGGAGCTCGTCGCTGGTCTGCGTCGTCTTGTTGGTGCGCGGCCCGCCGCCGGTGGTGCGGAAGGTCTTGAAGGTCGGGGTGGCCGGCGTGGTGCCATACGTCGCCTCGGCGACATAGGCGATCCGCGCCTCGCTCGAATTGGCAGGCATGGCAGTTCTCCGATGTGAGGGAAGGTCAGCCTAGGAAGTCGGCGTCGTAGGCGACGGCGCAGCTCAGCGCCCAGTAGTTGCCGTCATCGTTCCGGTCATCGAGGACGGCGGGCGAGGCACCCGCGGTGCGAACCGGGCCGAAGTCCCGATGACGGAAGTGAGCGCGGAGTTCGTCGAGCCAGGCGGTCCAGTCGATGACGCCGGCGCCACGCGGGATCATCAGCACGAAGCGGATCGCACCTTCCTCGCGCTGTAGGTTTTCACCTGGCGCGCCGATGCTGGCGACACTCTCCTGCGCCAGCGGGTACTGCACGGCGAGGAAGGGATCACCGCCTTCCGGCGGTTGGAAGGTCTCGTTCGGATACGCGATCGGGGTGCGCGTCCAGAACGCGTCCACCCTCTCCTTCACCGCGATCATCACCGCTGCCGAGGCCATGGCTACCTCACCCTGATCACGATGGCTGGCTGGCGGCTTTCGCGTTCCATCCGAATGGCGGACTGCCGAGCGGGCTGATTTCGCATCGCCCGGCGCTCGGCGCGGTTGGCAGCGCCGGGCACATAGCCGAGCAGCGGCGAGCGGTAAGTGAACCGGATGCTGGCGACGTTGTTGAACCGCTGGCGCGCCAGCACGGTGACCGCTTCATAAACGCCATCCGGCGCCTGTTTCGAGAGGCCCCGTTCAATCTTCCGGGCATAGGGCTGCAGGTTGAGGAAGACGTATTCCTCCGCCGGCGGCACCTCGGCGCCCGGGGCGATCTCGACGCCGTCCGCATAGAAGGCGTGGCTGCCCTGATATCGGCCGGTGAGCACTGGTGAATGCTTCACCAGCATCTCACCGATCCAATCGAACAGGTCGTTCAACAAGTCGAACTCGAAGACGATGACGCCATCGGGCTTCACGCTCTCCAGCGGAGCGCCGAGGCGGCCGTCAACATAGGTTTCGTGCGGCGGCACGACGCCGGTAGCGCGGCGGTTGATCTCTTGCGCCTCGGCGAGCGCCTTCCGGGCATAGCCGGCCAGCCTCCGGCCGCGCTCCGCCGGCGGCTCGCCCTCACGGATCGCCAGCATGATGCTGCGCTCAATCGGCTCGATCCGCGTGGTGACCTTGGCCACTAGCCGCGGACCTGCAGGTTGATGCGGACCAGTTCGCCGCCGAGATAGATGGGCTCGGCAGCGATCACGGCCCGCGCCCGGCCGGCCGACACCAGCGTGTCGCCGGCTTTCGGGGGCTCCGGCGTGCCGGCCGGCCAACCAGCCGCCTTGATCTGGGTCGGCGCCATCACAACCTTGCCGTCGCCCTGCATGATGCCGCCGACAAGCTCGTCCGGCGCATAGCCGCGGAGCTTGATCCGGACTGTGACATCGGCCGTGGTCTTGTTCGTGCCGGCCCACGTCGACCGGCGCAGAACAGCATCGTGCCCATGATGCTGAAGCTGCCGATCCAAGGCGGCGATGGCGGCCGAAGGGGTCATCTTGCTCAACCCATCATAGGAGCAATGTAAGGGCGCACCAGTTGCGCCGCTGTCGGGCTGACCAGAAGGTCGGCCACGCCGGGAACTCGGTAGGAGAAGGCGCCGATGTCCTCGACCGTCTCCGATTTCAGCAGTTCGTCGCGTGCCCGGCCGGCATGATAGGCCGCGGCTTCGAGGGCGACGGCACGCTCTACAGGGAGCGGCAGCGTCCGCGCGGCGTCGGGCGCAAGGATGAACCCGGCCTTGTATGTGATCTCCACGGCCTCGCGCCAAACGGCACACCTTCCGAGGCGCCGAAACCACTGCCCATCGGACTGATAGCCGCCGGGCGTGAGCGGATTTCCATTGAGATTGAAGGTCAGCACCTCGGTGACGGGGCCGCGCGACACCATGAACTCCCCGCCGCGGATGTCGCCGCGCTCGAAGGTCTCGCGATAGGTCTGGAGCGGGAAAATCCGGCGGCAGACGTCGGAAATCGCCGCCGATGCGTGACCGATGAGCAGTTCGACCTGTTCATCGGCCATTTCGCCGAAGTCTGCCAGCGCGCGAGCGCGGGCGACCGTCGTCAGCGCCATGGTTTCAGCCGGCGTGACGACCGTCAGCATGCGATCAGCCCTTCTTGGCGCGCTTGGCGATGAAATCCGCCTTGCCGGCGGCGTCGAGGCCGTTGAAAGCCTCGGCATCGGCCTTCGTCAGCTTCTCCGCGAACTCGACGCCGTCGGCATCGAGGACGGAATAGCTGCCACCGCCGCGATGGACGGCCTTCAGGTCGGCCTGCGCCGGATTCGGCACGTTTCCGGAGGCTTCGCCGAACTGATCGGTCTGCGCGGCGGCCACAGCAGCCGGGGCAGAGGGCGGAGTCGGCGCGCCGGGAGCCGAAAGCGGCTGTTCCGTCACGCCGGACGACGGAACGACGCCGAAAACGGGCTCGGCGCCCTCCATTTCGCGCACCATCTGCTCTTTGGCGGCGGCAACCATCTCGGCATGGACGAGATTGCCGCTCCAGGGGGCGCCGGAACGCGCGATGATCGCCTTGAGCTCGTCATCCGAGGCCGCGGCGAGCTTGCGGTCGACCGCCGCGATGATACGGCCGTCGATTTCGGCCTTGGCGGCCTTCTCGGCGTCGTCGTTCTTGCCCGGCTCGATATAGCCGGCGTCCACCAGACCGTCGAAATGACCATCCACGAAGGGATATTCGAGGCCGACGGCGAGGTTTTCGATATTCACGCCGTCCACCGCATAGGGGAACGACTTCAGTACCTTGCCCTGGCGTGCCATGGGGCGAACTCCTCTGTCTCCGGGCGGGTCCGCACGGCGCCTATGACGGCGCCGGCGTCATCAGACCGGCGGGTTGGGGGTCGGACGGAGGTTGTTGCGGCCGAGAATCCACACAGCCGCGATGAAGACGTTGCCGGTGTTGCCGGACGGCGTGATCGTCGCCCGGAGATACTGCTTGCCACCGACGTAGCCGATCTTCCGAACGGTATCGTCGGCGGCGAACGTGAAGCCGGCGTTCGCCAGCGTGCCGTTGAGCTGGTCGGCCGGCACCGGAGTGGCGTCCGAGAGGTTCGCCAGGTCGCCGTGTTCGAAGGTGACGGAGAACGTCGCGTCGACATCAGCAAGGCCGCCGATGAGAAGGGCGAGCGCAACGGCTTCCACGCCGATCCTGTTGAGGATCTGGGTCACGAACGGGGTGTTGTCGGCCACCGCGGCGGCCGGCGAGATCGCCCGCTTCAGGTCGATATTCGAGATCAGGTCCCGCATCGCAGGAGCCTCCATAAGCAAGACGGTGCCAGACGCGCCGGGTGCGCCGGCGCGCTGGTCATTTCCGTCGATGAAGGGAAATCAGGCCGACACGACCTGAAGGGCGAAGGCTTCGAAGTCGACGACGTCGCCGCCGACGCGGGCACGGGTGTAGAACTCCACGAAGGGCTTCGAGGAGTAGGGATCGCGCAGCACGCGGATGCCGAGGCGGTCCACGACGGTGTAGCCGGCGCGGAAATCGCCGAACGCCACCGGCAGAGCACCGGCAGCGACGGCCGGCATGTCGTCGGCGCGGCGGATCGAGTGGCCGAGCAGCATCGAGGGCTGACCCTCCTGCAGGCCGGGCCGCCAGATGTACTGGCCCTGCTCGTCCTTAAAGAGCATCACCGAGGCCACGGTGCCGCGCTTCATCAGCCAGTTCGCGTTGGCCAGGTAGCGGTCCTTCAGGCTGAAGAGCAGCTGGATGAGACCATCGGGGGTGAGGCCGGTCGCGTTGCCGGACGCGACCTGCATGATCGTGCCACGGAGGCCGTTCGACCCCGATGGATAGGTCAGGATGCCGCGCGGCTTCTTGATGCCGTTGCCGGAGATGAAGGCCAGCGCGCGCATGCGCGCGAACTTCTCCGCCACCTTCCGGGACAGCCAGGCTTCGACGTCGATGCCAGCATCTTCGAGAAGCTGCTGGGTCGCCTTCGGCTTGGCGTACATCTCGTGAACCGGGATGCGCTGCACGCCGACCTGCGGGGTGCCGGTTTCCGGACGGGCATCGGTCTCGCCGACCCAGCCAGCGCCGGCTTCATCGGTGTCGATCGGGATCTCGAGCGCGTCGGTGGAGACGCTCTCGTGCGTGGCGAGTTCGTCGATCGGCGAGGTCTCATAGACCTTGGTGATGATTCGCGAGGACGTCGACGTCGGCACAAGATAGCCGCCATCGGGGTCCGAGCCGACCATCAGGGCCTTGTACTCGTCACTGTTGAAGCTCTTCTCGTCGCGGCGAAGCAGGTTCGGCCACATGTCCGCATAGGCCTTGTACTCGTCACGATTGACGGTCTCCGGCGTGAGGATCGTGGTCGACTTCAGTTCTCCGCGGCGCGCCAGCGCGACGCGCTTGAAGGCGATGGCCTCATCGAGCAGCTTCTGGCCGGCATCGCCGCCGGCGCCGGGCCGATTGAGGCGCTTCTCGAAGCCATCGAGACGCTCGGCACCGGCCTTCGCTTCATCAATGATCTTCTTGACCTGCGCCTCGATCGCCTCGTGCTTGGCCGCGATGCCCGTGGTGAGGGCCTCGAGGTCCTTCTTGAACTGCGGGCTCTCCAGCAGCTTGGCGCCGGACTCCTCCGCGAGCTTGCGGACGTCGGCGAGGTCCTTCTCCATGGTCTTCTTGAGCCCGGCGACATCGTCGCCAAACTTCTTCACTTCACGCTGCACATCCTGCAGCACGTCATCGATCTCGGGCATTTCGCCCTCCGTTGTGAGGTGGGTTATCGGATCTTGGAGCCTGCCGAGCGGATTTCCGCGAGCAGGGCGTCCAGGCTCTTGCTCGCCCCAGCCTCACGCTGTGCGATGCGCACCACCCGCGACACGAGCGCGGTGGCGGTTTTCCGGGAGAAGCCGCCTGCCTCGCGCAGGAGCCTCTCCGCGTCGGAAAGGGTCTGGATGTCATCGACCGACTTCACGGCATCGACGAGAGCATCCGGGTTCATGCCGAACAGCACGACGCTGACCTCCATGAGGTCGAGCCGCTTGATCGTGCGGTAGGGTTCCTCCGGCTTGGTGCCGATGGTGTATTCCTTGGCTCGGTAGCCGATCGACAGGCCGTCGAGCTCGCCTTCGCGCATCGCGGCGTGGATCATCTTGCCGCGCTCGCTCTCGGTGAACAGGCGGCCCTCGACGCGGAGGCCCACGCTGTCCTCGCTCATCTTGGTCCACTTACCGATCGGGACCATGTCTTCGGCGGAACCGGCCCAGCCGCCGCCATGCTGCAGCAGCATCTTCGGCAGCTTGCTCTTGGTCGCCCATTCCTTCAGCGTCGCCTTGAAGGCGCCGGGCTTGATGACGTCGCCGCCGTAATCCTCGACGTTGAACACCGAGCCGTAGCCTTCGAAGGTCCCGTCCGCCGCGCTGTCGGCGAACTTGACCTCGAAACGGACGTCCAGGCGGCCATCATCCTTCGGCGCGGTCTTGAACTGCACGGGATCACGGCTCATCGCTCGGTCGCTCCTGCTTCGGCGGCGTCGCCATGGTGGGGGTTCCGTCTTCCTGCACGATCGCCGAGTTGGCGGGCATCCGCGGCCGGTGGAGCCCGGCCACATACGGCATGTCTTCGAACTCGCGCGGCTCCTCCGCCAGCATCCAGCCGGCGTCGATACCGGACTTGTAGAATTCAGCCCTGGTCTTGTGGTCGCCGCGCAGCAGCTCGGTATCGACGAAGCGCATGTAGAGGCCCTTCCGACGCTCGTCCTTGGTGAGCAACCAGCGGTCCCCGCTCGATTCCAGACGGCGGTGCCAGGGCCTAACGGTGTGATTGTGATGCGCCAGCATCATCTGTTCGGACGAGGCGAAGGTCGCGTTCTTGTCGCCGGTGTAGCCGACCATGATCGGCAGCACGCCCATGGCCCGGCAGACCTCTTCGATCTGGAAGCCACGGGTTTGGATGTGCTGGGCATCTACGCCCGACATCTGCTGCGACTGCCATTTGGCCGCGCGGTCGAGGATCATCGTTCGGCCGGTGTTGTGGATGCCCTTGTAGTGAGCCTCGATCCACTTCCGGTAGAACTTGAAGCCGCTTTCATCGATCGTGCCGTCGATCGACACAATGCCGCCCGGCCGGGCGCCGTTAGCATGCATGCGGGCGTGACTGGCCTCGGTCGCGATGGCGAGCCCGAGAGCCTCGCGGGCAAGCTTGAGCGTCTCCAGCCCCATGAAGCCGTTCCAGGAGCCGCCACGGATGTGCCAGATCTCCCTCGACGTGAAGGTCTGGCGGGCGCCGTCCGGGGCCGTGACCGTGTACGAGAGGCTCCAATCCGGATTTTGCGTCACATCGACGTGGCCGGGCTGAAAGGGGATCAGCTCCACCACCTCACCACGCACCCGATTTACGAACACATAGGCGTTGCGGCAGATCGCAAGGTGGAGGCCGATGGTCTCGCGGAATTCGAAGCCGGACTGAAACTCGTTCGGCTCCGTCGACATGATGTCGGTGAGCGGGTGCTCCGGCTCCTCCCGCCGTTCCACACGGTTGCCGACCGGCACCTTCCGGTACGGCTTGAACGGAACCGAACAGATGCTTTCAGCTATGATCGAAGCGCAGCGAAGCGCGGTGGTGACCTCGAGCGCGCGTTTCCACGTCACCGTGATGCCCGAGGCGGACTGATGCCCCCCGAAAAGATCGCTCCAGATTTCTTCCGCGGCGCCGTATCGCGTGCCGGAATCGTCCTTGGCCTCGGCTCCCAGCACACTCGACAGAAAGCCACGCATCAGCTGCGCCTCGCACCGAGCACGGCCACTACGACGAACGCCATGCCTGCCGCGATGAGCGCCGACGGCAAGTGCATCATCGAGATGCCAGCCACCACGAGCGCTACGCCAAGCAGAGCAAGCGCGTCCCACACGATCGTGCTGGCCCCCAACGCGGCGGGGGCGCCTTCAGCATCGTCCGCCATGATCAATCTCCAAGAAGGCGCTCGACCGCGTCTTCCGACTCCCAGAAGGAGCGGCCCTTTGGCTTCACGTTCTTGCTGGCGAACCCGGTGGCCATGGCGATGGTGACCATGCCGTCGATGCGTCCACGCGACCGCGTCTTGTCGAAGGCGCGATTGTTCATGCCGTCGGCGATGACGTGCGCGTTCGCGGCGCAGGAATAGGTCAGCGGCGAAGCGTCGATCAGGATGGTCTTGTTCAGGATCCGGTCTTCTAGCGTCTCGATAGACCGCGGCATGCACAGGCGCTCAATAGGCTTCTTCTGTTCGTCCAGCTGCTTGTAAAACAACACCTTCTTGCCCTGCCCGTGCGGCACCAGCATCAGCCCGGTCCCGCGGATCGTTTCGGGGCCTTCATAAAGCCAGGCGGGGAATCCTATGTCCTCGCAGGCGTCCATGAACTCCCCGATGCCGGCGGGATCGAATGCCAACCCCTGCACGTCGTGGGCGGCACAGAGCTTCGCTACCAGCGCGGCGACGAAGCTCTTGTCGATCACAGCGCCATCAACGGCGACCAAATGACCTTCCAGCACCCAGCGGTCGTAAGGCGCCTGATCCGCCTTCACTCGCTCTTCAAGGCCGTCCTTCGTCGTCCAATACCAGGTCTTGGCGAAGAGCTTCCCGTCCTTCAGCCACACCGCCGTCAGGGCAGTGAGGTCGTTCTTTTGCGACAGGTCGAGGGACAGCCAGCAGGGGCAGCCCTTGAACTCGTCCGGATCGACCTTGCCTTGAACCGCGGCCCAGGCTTCCTCGGCAATCCAGAACTCGGTCGCGCCGATCGGGATGCCGAAGTAGAGGCGCTTGAGCGCCAACGCCGTCGAGAGCATCGACTTGGCGGTTTTAACCTGGCCGCGGATGTTCTCGATTGGAAAGGTGACGCCGAGGGCCGGCAAAGCCTTCGGCCAACAACCTTCGTTGTCGAAGACGTTCTCTCGATCCGCCTTGTCTACGCGCGCGACGAAGGCGAACGCCTCATCGTCGTCCACTTCGCCTTGCGCGACCTTCTGGTAGAACTCGGAATATTCGGTACCGACGAGCTGCGTCGACGAGGGCGTGTTCGTGCCGAGCAACATGAGGGCATCGCCCGGCATCTTCGCTATGGCAGCCTTCCACAGCTCGATCGAGGTGTTGTTCTTGAACTCGTGGATTTCGTCCGCTGCGACCAAGGTAGGCTTGGGGCCAGAGATCGCCTCGCCGTTGGCGAGCGACTGGAAGATGGACTCGCTCTCCGGGAATTCCAGCTTCCAAGCGTTGTCGCCTTCGCCACGGACGACGACGTGCCCGTTGGCGACGAGCGTATCGTCTTCATCTCCACCGGGAATCGGCGCCCGGCACATGGCAACGGCGTCCTTGAACAACACGTTCGCGGTGTTTTTGTCCTGTCCGATGGCGAACGCACGCGCTCTGTGGATGCCATAGAAGCCGGTCATGTACAGCCCGGTGGCCGCCATGAACGGGCTCTTCGCCTGACCCTTCCCCGTTTCCAGCCAACCGCTGCGGAACCGCATGCGTCCGCTGGACTTACGCCAACCGAAGAGCGAGCCGGCCACGAAGGTGTGCCAGGGGAGCAGATTGAACGGCTCACCGACCTTCGCACCTTCGGTAATCGTGAGCATCGCCGGGTAAAAGCCCAGCGCATGCGCGGCTTTCTCCGGCCGCCAATGAAGGTCTCGTGCCTTTCCGTCCTTCAGATCCCGCAGGTGACGTTCGGCGGCATGACGCACCAGTTCGCCAGCGACAATCCGGCCCTCGACGGTGTCACGTGCCCAACGGGTCGTTGGATCACTTGGATAGGGTGCCGAGGTAGTTGTCCGCGGCGCGCGGGGCTTTTTTGCCACGTTGCACCTTCCCGGCCTTGTTGCGACGGACGGGCGCGATGCCGAGTTCAGCTTCGAGCACCCGGATGTGCTCGTCCGCCTGTCGCATGATTGTCCAGTACGGGCTGACCTGCGGGACCTTCGTACGCCGAGCCTTCAGGATGGTCCCGTGCTCAGCGATCTGCCGGGATGCCCGCCGATACTCGACGTAGAATTCGACCAGGCGCTGCATGGCGTGGCCGTTCACCATCGCCAGAGTACCGGCCTCCTTCATCTCGCGCTCGATGATGCCCCAGCGCTCATGCGCTTCGACAATGTCGAGCTCATCGGCGAACTGAGAGGTCCAATCCGGCTCCGGCGGGACGCCGTCGCCGCCAGCCACGGAGGTAAGTTTCATGCTCATCCCCTACGGGGATGACCGAAACCCCCCTTTCTAAATTTCCTCGCAGTGCGAACGGAGGACCCTGTGCGGTCCGGCCCCCAGCCGGCCTAGAGATCTACTACCCCCCCGGGGTTCAGCGGCGGATGTTCCAGGGATGGGTTGGATCAAGCGGCCGACCATCGACCGTGCATCCGCGCATGCCACCATCGCCCCGCTCTTCGCGCTGCTTCGTGCTGTTGTGATGAGGCTCACAGAGCGGCTGCCAGTTGTTCTTGTCCCAGAACAACTTGCGTGCCTTGGCGATCTCGTCAGGCGTTTTCGCTTCGGCGAGGCGGTGAGGCACGACGTGGTCCACGATCGTTGCCTTCGTCCGCTCGCCCTGCCGAGCGCACCGGATGCACCATTCATGGGTGCGCAGGAACTCCTTGCGCGCCTTGTCCCACTTGCTGTCGTAGCCCCGCTGGCGCGCTCCTGGGCGCACGGTTCAGGACTCCCGCTCGGCGATGCCACACCGCCACTTCACGACACGCCAAACCGGGTGCTGCATCGCCCATTCATTCATGGCTGCGGTTCATTCCATTGGCAGAGCCGTGCGGGCCTCGGTGGCCACGCGCGCCTCACGGCAGGCATCGGGACTGGCCAGCAGGCAGACGGTGAGGATAAGGCGATCGGTAAACCCGAACGAGACGCGCTAAAGGTTCGGATCATCCTGAAATAATTATCGTGTAGCGGGTGCGGCTAAGAACGCCAGCTCAGCTTCACGACTCGGCAACGTGATGCCGCATCATTCAACGATAAAACGCCAAGCTTACGGCTTAGAAGGAGGATCAAAAGTATGCCCCGGAAGATATCCCTTTCCGATCGGCCATTCATTATTCTTCAGATATTCGCCGTAGCCGTTAACATTTAAAAACTTCGCAACCCCCGACGACCCATCGTAATTGATCTTCATCGAAAGCTTAACTTGATCAAGAGAACGCTCAATTCGTTCAAGCCCGGATTGAATTGCGCGTATTGCCTCTGACTTGGACCCATCCGCGTAGACAAGCTTCTCGATCTTATCTGCAACCTTTTCTGCAAAGAGTTCCTGGCCGTCGTTGAACCGACGCACTTCGCCGATCAAGCGGTCATCGACTGCCCGTACCGATGCGGTCAATCCGTCGACCGATGCTTGCAGGTTTTGGGTAGAGCGAGCCAGGCTCTCTTGCAGCGTCGTGATCGATTGTTCCAGTCCTCTGTATGACTTGTCAGCGACGTAGTTGGCCACGCCCCACGACACGACGGAAGCCGTGGCAGTCGCCCCGACAATTCCGATAATCACACGGGCCCAAGTAAAGAAGCCCTTCACGTCGTCGAGAATCCCCATTTGGGCGCTCAAATTCTGATGGTCTTAAGTACCGATAGCACCTAACGATGGCTGTCGGAAGGCACATGCTAATCGAGCCGTAGCGCTCGGTCCTGGGCCCCCAGAAGGTCTCTCCGGCGATTGACAATTCGTCTCGGGATCGAGCCGTACCGACCCTCGAGGCCACCGAAACGTAAGCTCCCGCTGCCCTACCAGCCGCAGGCACATTTCCTTCCGATCAAGGATTTCGTCGGCAATTAGGACTGATTTGCTCGATCTACGCTAGAGGGTGCTCGCGGCTTGCGCACCTATTTGGACGTGATGACGAGCTTCCTTCCTCGTGCGGCCTCTCCGTTCGCCACAAACGGGCAAGCTCGCCTAAGCCGGCTTCAGGACCTGTAGACGCGCGAAGTCGATCTCGGCACTACGAATTGCGTCGCCCGCTGGACGAGGACTGTCAGCCCTGCGACCTTGCTAAGCTCTGGCTTTCAACAGCGGAGGGATTCATGGCGACAATGTCCGTCCTCCTGAGAACCCTGCCCGACACCGAAGCCGCGGTAGGGCGTTCAGGCACCCACACGATCGTGGTGGACAGGCCAGCGGGCAAGGCCGGCGGCCAGGGGCTCGGCTTCAATGGAGGCGAGTTGCTCGCCCTCGCAATCGGCGGGTGCCTCTGCAACGACCTGCAGTATGTCGCTCATGAGATGGGCGTGGCACTGGCTTCGATCGCCGTCGATGTTGAGGTGACGTTTGAAGGCACCCCGGTCCTCGCTACCTCTGCTTCGGTAACCGTTGATGTGAGTGCCCGCGACCAAGACGCTGACATCGATGAGGTGGTCCGCAAGGCGATCGCGAGCTCAACGGTGAGCAATTCAATACAGCGAGGCGTTGCCGTTCGCACGTCTGTGCGCCTCAGCCCGGAGCGGGGAGCTTAGCGCGTAACGGATGGATGAGGTATGATCTTTAAAACCCGCCGCGTGCGGCGAGTCTATGATTGTACAGATTGAAGTCACCGCGCCTGCGTCTAACGCGCTCTCACATACAGATTGTCATCGTCGCGCTGATAGCCGCCGATGGCAGCGGCGACAGCAGCGATGAATGCCCCGACCATCATCGAGAGTGCAGCAAGGAGGGCGAAGGTCGCACTCGCCTTGCGGGCCGTATCCGCTGCTTCCTGTGCCTTCACCTTGGCGTCGTTCACCTGCTTCAGCACAGCATCGACCCGCGCCGTGGCGTCAGCCTCGGAAAGTCCTGTCCGCGCCGCTACTAACTGGCCAAGATAGGCTTTGTCGCCGGCCGAAACCTCTCCCGCGGCCGCACTGGCCAAGAGGATCCGGGAGGCCTGTGCCGCCGCTGCAGCGTCGCCCTCGGGTCCAGGTGCCGCTGTTTGAGCAGGATTGCTTGGGCGGAACAACGCATCCACAAAATAGGCGGTCGCGTTTGAACCCTCCTCGGAACCAGCATTCGACGTCGAACCGGCCGAAGCGCCCACCGCAGCGCCGGAGGCGATCGTCGATGCAGCCTGCACGCCGGTGCTGACCGTCGACGAAATAGCGGAGCCTAGAACCGACACGACGAGCAGAGTGGCGAGCGCCCAGGCCAGAAAGCCATGGGCGGTATCGCGAAACATCGCCTCGCCGGTCTTGGGTCCGGTCCACTTCGTCCGTAGGCGGCCGGTGAGATAGCCTCCTAGCCCGGACGAAAGCCACTGGACGACGACCAGCCAGATGGCCGTCGAGACCGCGAAAGTCGTAACGCTTGCGCTCTCGTTGACCCACGGAGAAACCATGGTGAGCCCGATGCCGGAGCCAACCAGCATCAGAACGAATGTCAAAGCCGAAGCGGCAACGGCGCCCGCAATGACTGGTCCCCAACTTACAGCGGATGAAGACGATTCAACCGTCGCCGCGGTCGTCGTCGCTGAATATGTCTCGGCCATGGATTTCCTCCTGACTGAACAGCGCGAGAGCGTGTCATGGAGGGGCCCAGGATCGCCGACGTGCCGGCGGTTTCACCGCTCGTGAAGCACCGCGCCTGATAACAGGAGGATGGTTACGAAGGTTCCTTGGGCATATGTGCCCTTCGCACATGAAAACGCCCGCTGACCTGAAGGCCGCGGGCGCAAATCACTGACATTGACAGAATATCGCACTTCTCATTCCATCGGGCAAGCGGCTTACGCGCCGGCCAGTGCGTCTTCCACCTTTTCCCAGAGGTCGCGGCGGACGGTCGCTTGCTCGCCTTCCTCGTCACGCCACGCCTTCACCTTCGCCTTCCGCTCCACGTTACGCCCCGGGATCTTGTAGAAGTCCGCGAGGTGGTCGAGCGCGATCTTCAACACGTCGATCAAGACGGCGCTCCGCTGTGCTGCGTTCTTGCGCGCCACCAGCTTGAGCGCGATGTCCTCGATCCTGTCGCCGGCGAGTTCGCCCTCGATGACAACCGCGACAACGAACGGCGCGAACCGGTGGCCGAGATACACCACCGCCTGACGCCACCTATGGCGGGCCGCAGCCTGACGCTCAGACGCAGGCATGCTGCCAGCGACGTACCCACTCCCGCCGCCGCTGGACCGGCTATGATCGATGGAGGCGACCGGCGAAAGGCCGGCATCGTACCAATCGTCGAGGAAGCGCTGGGCAGCATCAGCCTGCCGCTGGATCAGGCTCTTACGGGAGATGAGCACTTCCAGCGGCGATGACGTCACGCGCGTCGCCCGGCCGGCCTTTACCACCGCCACGGCATCCGCCTTCACCAGACGCTCCATCGGCGCCGTGTCTTCCTTCACCTCACCCCCGAAGTAGCGGCGCATTTCCTCCCGCTTCTCGCGGCCGTCCAGGTCGACGGCCTTGCGCACATGCCGCTGGCGCTTTTCCCTGGCGATGACGGCCGACTTGGCATCTGCCGCCGAAGCCTCGCGGCGATCCATCCGCTCGATCGCCGCGTCCACCGGCGCAATCTGTTCCTTCGGCTCTGCCCGAGCCCGACGGGCCGCCGCCTTCCGCGCCGCATGGCTTTTCAGGTCCACCCTTGCCAGTCGCGTTTCGCTCACGTCGATCCGCACCGCCGGCTTCTTCGTCTCTTTCGCCACCATCGTCCCTCTCCGCCGCTATCGTTCGCCTGCCGCCTGTTGCCGTCTGTCCGGCCCGTCACGGCTCGGTGGCCATGCGCTCGGCAGCAATCGCCCTGTGACCTTGTGCGGCCGGCCAGCGAACGGCCGGGCCGGGTAGACGAAGGCGCGCAGCGGCAGGCCTGCCTCTTCGGCGACCGCCTGCCATTCCCGCCATTCGGGCGTGTCAACCTCGACGATGACGCCGTGCGCGAAGTTCGGCCCCAGCGCCTGCCGCAGCGCCGCCACGGCCGGGCTGTCCGGCGGCCTCGGTGCCAGTGACGTCGCGAAGTTCGCGAAGATGTGCCGGGCGAGATAGGCGCTCGGATCGAGCATTTTCCGCGGCTTGGGTTTCTCCGCTGCGCACGCCGCCCGGTATGGCGCGATGGCGTCGACGGCTTTCCGCCTCTCGGTATCCGAAAGCTTGTTCCAATGCCGGCGCGGGGTGACGGTCGATGCCGTCGGCGGCGCGGCGTAGCGGCGGATGAACTCGGCGTAGAGCTCATCCTCCTGCCCTGACGAAGTCCCCTCGCCCACCGCCCCCTTGGGGGCTATGGGGGTGACCTTCGGTTCTTCTGACGGTTCTATGGGGGTGTCAGCAGTGAAACCCCCGGGGGTGTCAGCACTGACACCCTCCCCCTTGCTTCCTAGGGTGTCAGCCTGACACCCTCCCCCCGGAACGTCCCCGGAACATCCTTGCGCAGATGCAACATCATCTGGCGTGAGAACTCGGCTCAGCACCAAGCGATAGTGGTTGGCCTTCTGCCTGCCGCTGGCTTCACGCACCTCGGTCTTCTGGACAAGGCCGCGCTCGATCAGCCACCCGATGCGACGAAGCACGGTGCTCTTCGACTGGCACGATTCCTCGCAGATGCGCGCGATGGTCGGCCAGCACTCGCCGGTCTTCTTGTCCGCATAGTTGGCGAGCGAGATCAGCACCAGCTTGGTCGCCGCGTCGGTGATGTACTGATCCAGCGCCCAGGCCACGGCTTGCACACTCATGCGTTGGGCCTCCCCAAACGCCAGACGGAGAATTCCACCCCCTCGACAAATCGAAGGTGGCCGGCAAGTCTTTCGCTATGGGGCTGCGACTCTTGACTGGACCGCTTGGACTGCTGATTGTCGGCACTCTTCTGGGTGTGCCCTTGGGTATGTCCGTAGTCCCATTTCTGTTGTGGGACGTACGAGGAGATTGGGTCGCCTTTGCTGGCGCGGTGGCTGGCGGTATTGCTGGCGGCGCAATGACATTGATAGCCGGCGCGTTGGCTTGGCGGGCCGCGATGGCAGAGATCGAGCTCACACAAAGAAAGGAGGCGAAAGCGGCAGATGAAGTATTGGGCCTCCTCGACGCATATGCTGCAGGCATCGAAACCGCCTGCCGAGAGATCGAAGGCAGAGCCAGTGTTATATTCGGCGATCGTAGCGGCATATCTCAGCTGACCCGCGACGAGGCGCGGCACACCAGGCTCGGGATACGGTACGCAATCCGTCGCTCCACATTGGGAATACGCGCGGAGGATGTCGAGCGCGTCATTCCAAGAGTGCCGCTGGCGTTGATGGTCCCGCTCCGCGACTTGGTGGATGACGACGGCACCCTGCATCGTGTTGAGGAACAGATTCACTCCGCCATAGAGGCGAGCACTGACCAGAACTCCGGGTCGGTTCGAACACCTGTGATGGAGGGACCGCGAATCCGCCTGACGGTCCGTGGGATTCGAGCCAAAGCCGAAGCCCTGCGAGAGGCGGTGGCACAACACCGCTAAGGAGAGACTCATGGCGCCCCCTCCAAGTCAATCCTCGCCAGCATGTCGAGCACCGTGCCGATCGGAGAGAGCGCCCTGCCCTCCTCATCTCGCGACAGGCCATGCCGGAGCACGTCGGGGCTGGCGCCATGCTGCAGAGCGATGGAGGTGACAACCGCGGCATCGCGGGCATTCACCTCGACATCGGTCCCGGCCTTAGGGCCGCAGAGGAAGATCTCGCCCAGGCGGCCGTCGTCATAGTAGCCGAAGGTGGCCGTGTAGCTGATGCCCTTCACTTCGATCTCGAAGCTCTCAGCGGCACGGCGGTCGGGAAGCACCTCGCGCGTCACAGCCCGCACCCCTCGCCTGGAATGAGGAGCGGCTGCACCAGACCACGGGGCTTCTTCGGCGCCGGAGGAGAGGTGAGAGAAAACGGTGTAGTCATGCCGCCCACCTCTCGACAGAGGGCAACGCACCGCGCAGCCTGAAGAGATGGCGCGGATCGGTCTTCCAATCATTGTGCTGGTCAGCATCGCTACAGGTGCGCTGCTCGAAGGATTCCTTCGACTTGATCCCTTCGCGGATAGCGCAAGATGGATGACCGAGGTCGCGGCGGCATGGGTTCAAGCCGCCGGCGCGCTGCTTACGATTGTTCTCACCGGTGGCTTTGCAATCTATGAAATGATGTCCAGAGGGGCAACTAAGCGAGAAGAAAAGCGCATAAACTACAGCATTGCCCTCGACATATACAAAGACAGCGTCGAGCAGCTTGACGGATATTTTACATACGACATTGACATGCGCCATGTCGCCAAGACTATCGTCAAGTCGAACGTCGAGCTTATTCAGCAGATAGCTTTTAAGGATTTGCCGAGCAATGGCGCGGCCAAGGATATGTTCAAGATGCGACTTTTCATCATCTCCATCCATGCCGCGATGGAGCGTGAAGACGGTAGATTTGAATCCGTCGCGCTTGCCGATGAATTGCGAGCCGATGCGATTGCATTCCGCGATCAGCCTAGAAACGACAACGGCCCACTGTTCGATCTGTGACTGTGCGATCATGCCGGCACCTCGGCGTGATCAAACTTTGCCGCCTCGTTGCCCCAAGTTGCCCAGCCGGCGCGCGACTGCCGCGAGAACACCGAGACGCGGCGCGCCTCCGGCCACGCCTTCTCCACGGCCAAGTAGAATTCGTCGGGCTTGCGGGAATGCTCGCGGGCGAGGCCGTCGATCGCGTCGGCTTCTAGCGTCTCGACCAGGTTGGGGAAGCCGGCGCCCTTCCATGACGAGCCGGACAGCCGCGCGATTATGTACGGCTCGTGGAGTGAGCGGGCGACATAGCCCGTACCCCAGCGCATCTTCCCGCTCGGTGTCCGCTTGGTCCATCCGCCACCGGTCACCGGCAGCAGCCCCCAACCGCGGATCACCTCGACATGGGCGCCGATCGCCACCAGCGGCCAGGTGCACCACATGATGCACACCCCGCCCGGCGCGAGCAGGTTGCCCACTGGCAGCGCCTTGATGTCGTCCAACGACATCGTCTGGTACTGTGCCTGGGCAGACTTCTTCTCTCCCTTGGCCGAGCGAAGGGCGAAGGTCCACGCGGGGTCGATCTCGGCGACATCGTAGGCGAACATCGACAGGGGGGAGAACGGCCAGCCGGTCACGCCGCTTCCTCCTGCAGCATGGCCTCGAGCGACTTCACCTCCGCTGCGACCTCAGTGCCGGAAGTCACCAGTCCGTCAATTTTGTGAACTGCGTGGTGCACGGTCTTGTGGTCGCGACCGCCGAAACGTCGGCCGATCTCCGGCAGTGATCGCAGGGTCAGCGTCTTAGCGAGGTACATCGCAATCTGGCGCGGCTTCACCACGTTCGCGGTGCGACGCTGCGAGAGGATGTCGGTGCGGCTGACGTTGTAGTGCTTCGTCACCACCCGCATGATGTCGTCGATGCGGATCCTCTTCGGCTCCTCGGGGCGGATGAGGTCTCGAAGCGCCATCTCCGCCACGTCGGGCGTGATCCCGCGGCCGGTCAGCTGGTTGTGGGCCAACAGGCGGTTGAGAGCGCCGTCGAGGTCCCTCCCCGTCTTCCCGCACCGGCGGGCGACATAGCGGAGAATGTCCGGCTCGATGCTAAAGCCCGGATACTGCTGGGCGAGCACGGCGAGGCGGGCTGTCAGGATTTCGAGCTTGAGCTCGTCCTCCAACGGGGCGATCTCGACGACAAGGCCGCCCGCCATGCGGGAGCGTGCGCGCTCGTCCATGGCGTCGAGCTCGGCGGGCGAGCGATCGGCGGCGAGCACCACCTGGCGCCGGCACGCGATCACGGCGTTGAGCGTGTAGGCGAACTCCTGAAGGACGCTCTTGCCCTGCAGGAATTGCACGTCGTCGATGATGAGCGTGTCGGCTGTGCGCAGGGCATCCTGGAATGCCGCCGCCGATTGGCCCTTCAGGGCGGCGACGAAGCCGAACATGAAGCGCTCGGCCGTCAGGTAGAGGACGCGGCGACCGCCCGCCTCGCCGGCAGCGGCGACGGACTGAAGCAGGTGCGTCTTGCCAAGGCCGACGCCGCCATGGACGAACAGCGGGTTGAACACCGCATCGCCGGCCGACGGGACGTCTGCGACCCTCTTCGCCGCGGCGTGGGCGAGGCGGTTGGAATCGCCGAGCCTGAGGGTCTCGAAGGTCAGGCGGGGATCGAGGGGCGAGCCAAGTGGCGTGTCGACGGCGTGCATCGCGGGGGCGACCGGCACCAGAGGCGGCGCGGGGATGCTCACCCGCGCGACCGGCGACGGCGGCCGGTTCAGCGTGACCTGCCGGACATTGATCACGAGGCGCAAGTCGGGGTCGATGGTCTGCCAGATCGTGGTCAGCAACGCTTCATAGTGCTGCGCGATCCAGACCTTCAGGAATCGGGTCGGGACCGACAACACGACAACGCCTTCAGCGCATCCCTCGAATTCCAGGCGGGTGAACCAACTCGCATAGATCTCGGCGCCCACCCGCGCCTTCAGCATGGCGCGAAGGCGGGTCCATGTCTCGGCATCGACGGTCGTGTCCATCGCGGCCACCTCAATGTTGGAGATTGTCAGCCCACCATCCCGAGCGATTGCAGATAGAGGTCGACGATCGCCTCGTGCTCGGCGCGCTGGTCGGCGTCCTGGCGACGGATCTTGAGGATTTCCTTCAGCGCCTTCACGTCGAAGCCGGTTCCCTTGGCTTCGGCGAAGACGTCCTTGATGTCGTCGGAGATGGTCTTCTTCTCCTCCTCCAGGCGCTCGATCCGCTCGATGAAGGAGATCAGCTGCTCCTTCGCGAAGTCGGCGGCAGACGGCTCGTCATTCGGTAATTCGGACATGGCAAGGCCTCGATGTTTAGGCGGGCTGGGGATCAGCGCGCGAAAAGGTCCGCCACCGGCGCGGGCGGCCGCGCGGCGGGCTTGGGCTGCTTGAGTTCGGTAGCGATGAGCGCTGAGGTGATCTCGACGAGCTCTTTGCTGGTCTTGGCGCGGCGGTCGTGCGCCTGCTTCAGCCGCTTGTATTCGGCGATCTTGTCAGCGCGGGCGGCGGCCAGCTTGCGCCGACGTATCTCCGTCGGTGTCGGCTTTGGGTCGGCCGTCTTGAGGTAGGTGCGCGGCATGGCGGTTGCCCCTCGTCACCTGGCGAAGAGCGTGGCGAGCAGGTTCGCCGCCATGTCGATGAGGTCTTTGGTGAAGTGCTGTCGCTCGCGACGCCGGCGGACGGCCGGCTGCTCGAAGGTGCAGCGCTTGCGGCGCGGCCGGCGGGGCGCGAATGCAACTCGGCTCGTCATTGCCCGCCTCCCTGCTTAGGAAGCCGGCTCACATTGCTCGCGCCCGCGGCCTTGATCTCCGCGCACTCTTCCCGCAGCTCATCGACAGCGCGCGCCAGATCGGCGGCTTCCCGGTCAATCCGCTCCGCATCGGTTGCGGAGAAGCGCCCGTCCGCGCGGGCTTCAGCCACGGCATGCGTGACATCGGCGAATTCGCGCATGACCGCGGTGTGGCGGGCGTCGATGTCGACCCTCTTGCCGCCATCGTCCTCACCGGACCGCGTCAGCTCATGGCCGCTATAGTCCGCCATTACCTTGGTGACGTACGGGCGGCCGCAATCCGCCTCCAACACCATGGCCGAGAGAAGCGGGATCAGGTCCTTGTCCTGCTGGTAGCGGTAGACGCTGCCGGGGTGGACTCCGAGGAGCTCGGCACTGCGTTCGGCGCCGCCGCATTCGGTGATCAGGTCGCGAGTCGCGGCGACGATGCGCAGGCGCCAGGCACGCGGGAGTGGGTGCTCAGCCAAGGTGCCCCTCCCCTGAGAATTCGACCGCACCATTCGCGGCGGTATCGACCGATGGGACGTGCGAAGACGAGGGGGACGGGCGACGGACATCAGCCGGCCAGACGGCATCAACCGGCCAGTTGTCCGAGAACCATTGAATGATCTCGTCATACTTCCTAGCCGTGAAGGATCGGCCGGTTGCGATGCGAGAGAAGAAGCTGCCATCGTTGGCGGCCATGCGGCCCACCGTCGAAAGCTCGAAGCGGCGTGCGGCTGCGAACGCTACGGCGCAGGAATGCAGATTGGTTCGAAGTTCCTCTTCCATGCCGCGACCATAGTGGGATTAATCCCACCTTTCAAGTCTCATTTCCTACGCATTTCCCATTCAGAGTTGTGGGATAATTCCCAACATGGAGAGGTCACTAAAAATCGTCGTCGAAGATCGCCTGCGAGTGCTGGATCTCGGACCTATTGAGGCCGCGACCGCGGCTGGGCTTGAGCGGACATTCATTCGCGACATCGTCGAGGGACGGAAGGAGACAATCCGCCAGTCGAGCTTGGCAAAACTGGCGGCTGCGCTGAGATGGTCCCCGGCTCAGCTAAACGCGGCACTAGCCGGGCAGGAGCCCATGGATGCTGACGAGATCAGGCCCGTTGACAGCCCCCTCATCCCAGTTCGCGTGCAAGGCATTGTCGAGGCTGGCGCGTGGCGCGCCGTCGCAGAATTCGATGATGTCCAAGATGAGCGCGTATTCGACACTCGTGACCCTGATTTTCCACAGGCCAGCCTCTTCGCCAGCGACGTAGCAGGCGACTCCATGAACGACCTCAAGCCGCGCCCGATCATGCCAGGAGACCGCATCACCTGGGTACGGTTCGACGATCTCGGAGGGCGTGTCCCGCTGCGGGACGGCATGGTGGTGGTCGTGGAACAGTTAAAAGACGGCGGCCATCTACGAGAACGATCGGTGAAGCAGCTTGAGCTATTCGAGGATCATTACGAGTTCCACCCGCGGTCGACCAACCCGAAGCACAAGCCGATCGTCGTCGATCGGGACTTCGAGGCCGACGACGGCAGGACAGTCGAGGTTATCGGCTTAGTGCGCAAGGTGATGAACACGATCCCTATATCGTAA